GTGATCACCGGCCGCCTGCTGCCGCAGACCGACGACGAACGCACCGCGGTGCGTGAGTTCGTCGAGCACATGCTCTACCACCCCGAGCACGTCTACGACCATCGAACGATCGCGGAGGTTCGCGACCAGATCGACGTATACCTGCAGGGTTACCGGGAGGCAGACGGGCGACCGTCGAGGCCGCTGAAGCCGGTCACTGAGATCACGGGTCGATCACAAAACCACGACTCGGTCGTGGCGGCTTTGCGGTGACGAGCGCACATTGGCAACCGCAGCAAATTTTGCTGGATCGGCAACACGACCACGAGAAGCTATCGCCCGACAGGTTTCCCCGCGTGATGCCCAGCGAAGTGCGTTACCAGCGCGTTATCTCCAGGCGACTCCCAGCCGATTGTAAGAATTCGGCCAAATCGGTATCACCGTCAATTGCCTGGACCTAGATTCTGAGATCTCAACTCGCACAACGCCTCTGATCATGAAAGGTGGGGCAAGAAGTGAACAATTGGGACATTCTGTTCAGCGGATACATGGGCTATCTCGTAGCCATCGGCCGTCCGCAAACCACGCGGACGTTGCGCCGATACCAACTCCTCTACCTCAGGCAGACCATCAATCGACCCGTCGAGCAAATCACCTACGACGACCTGATCGAATGGTTTGCCGTGCACGGCGAGTGGAAACCCGAGACCCGTCGTAGCTACCGCGCGGGCATACGCGGCTTCTTCGCGTGGGCACACAAGAACGGGCATCTACCCGATAACCCTGCGGCCGACCTGGAGCAGGTGAAGGTGCCGCGCGCCGTCGCCCAGCCCGTGCCCGAGGTGGTGTATCGAGAGGCGATTGCCGCCGCGTCGGCACGCACCGCCCTCATGCTGCGGCTGGCGGGCGAACTCGGCCTGCGTCGTGCTGAGGTGGCGCGGGTGCACACCCGGGATCTTCGGCACTCAGCCTCGGGCGCCCCTCAGCTCCTGGTGCACGGCAAGGGATCACGCCAGCGGCTCCTGCCGGTGAGCGCGGATCTCGCGGCAAAGATCATGGCCGGCGCTGCGGGGTACTCGCCCGGGATGCCATCGACGGGCTGGCTCTTCCCGAGCGAGAAGGGCGGGCACGTAACGCCGCGGTGGGTCGGCACGCTGTGCTCGCGCGCATTGCCCGGTGTGTGGACGCTGCACAAGGCGCGGCACCGGTTCGCATCGACGGCATACCGCGGCACGCGCAATATCCGTGCGGTGCAGGAGATGCTGGGGCATTCCAGCGTCGCGATCACCGAGCGCTACACCGCGGTGGACGATGACGAGATGCGCGCCGCAATGATGGCTGCTGCGGCCTGAAGACGAGAATCCCCTACTACGAGGCAGACTGGCTGTCGGGGGCCAGGTCTGCCGCTTCCTTGTGTGATCAACCCCGTCGAGCTATCCATGCGTCGACCGTCTCGGGTAGCCACCCTTTGACGCGGCCCACCATCGCGTCGGGCTCCGGCAGCCGGCCAGGAATCTGGCTGTAGACCTTCACGGTGTTTCGGGAGAGGCCAGCTCTATCGGCGAACTCAGTGACGCTCAGGTACCTGACCACTGCTCTGACGGTAAGTACCCGAAAGGGTATGTACTTTTGGGTGTCCCGTTAAGTAGGTCGACTGGTTAGGGTCGGTTCCCATGCCTGCGCGCCGATCACCCTGGCTGGACGAACGGGCCGAGCTGCTCATCAGGCTTCTGCTTGAGCGGCATGGACTGCAGATGCCTAACGACGGGATTGCAGCCGTCCGCGATGACATCTCTGACCACCTGAACGAGGTGGCCGCACTGATGAGGATCGGCAGGCAGGCCGCGAAGATGTATGTGACCGACGACGTGATCGGCGATATGGCCGACCGGATCGCCGCGGCCGTTCGAGAGCGCCAAGACGGCGCGCGTCCGAATCTGCGCATCGTCAAGTAGCTGTCGGCCGCCCAGGGGGGTCGTAGCATCTGTGCATGAATGGCACAGCAACTCGGCTCGCCGGGGCCATCACGGTTCTCGCTGCCCTCGCCGCGTGCGGAACCCCTCACGCGTCCGAGACGGTCACCAGCTCGCCGACGCAAGCCACGGTGCAGGGCTACGACGGCACGGCCTACGCGCGCCAGGTCCAGGCCGCGGTGCTCGACAGCTTCGGGCTGCAGTCGTTCGCGCAAGCCTGCCCGCAGCCGGACTGGGTGTGCGCGATCGGCAGCATCGACTCGCCGCGGGCCGGGGCCATCGACGTCGTGCTGCAGGCCGATTGGGAGCAGGTACTCCCCGAGTCGTCGTGGAACGGTCCACCCGCCGGCCTGGGCTGCGCGAAGTGGGGTGAGCAGATCGGCCGCAACGTCGCGAATTTCGCCGAGGCAGCGCATCTCGACCGGCCCGACGTCACGGTGTACAAGCACGACGGCAGTTTCTGCTGACAACGACAAAGCGGCCCCTCCCGTGGAGAGTCGGGAGGGGCCGTGTTCGTCAGCGTAGTGCCGGTTTGCGGGGTCGGATCACACCAGTTCGCGAGCCGCATCGACCGCGGCCTCCAGCGCGGCGGGATCGTCAGAATCCATCGACCGCACGATCGCGCGCACTGCCATCTTGATCTGCCGTAGTTCGGACTGGCACGCGTCACACGAGGCCTTCACCTCTTTCAGCAGCTGCATCCCCGTCGTTGTGAGCGTCGACGCCTCGGTGGCGCGCTGGCCGCCCCGGGCGAACATGGCATTGATGACCGCGGTCAGCACAGCAGCCATCGCAGCCGCTGCCGCCGCGATGACGGTCGCCATGGCCGCGGTCACGAACGCACCCGTCTCTCGGCCTGGGCGTAGCGGCGCACATCGCGGAAGATCAGAAACAGGGCGCACCAGGACAGCGCGGAGAACGCGAACACCGCGATGACCGCCTTGCCCCAGTAGGCGGTCTGCACGGTGGCGATGACGTAGCCGAGGAATCCGCCGAATGCGCAGATGTCCCCGGCGAGCTGCAGCAGCAGGCCGGTCGAATACACGAAGTAGCGCGTCTTCTCGGGGTGAGATGACAGGCACTTTCCGATCAGGCAGATGGACATGCCGCACAGCAGCCACAGCCACACCGACTCGACCACGGGGCCCATCACCTGGCCGACCGATTGGGGTATGCCGCGGGCGATGAACAAGCAGTAGAGGCCGCCGAGGATCATGTGCAGGTAGACCACGACCTGAAACAGCACGACGCCTTCGGAGTCGAGGGCGTCGAGGAACCGGTCTACGCCACGCCGGAATCCGCGCAGGATCATGGCTTGCGCCTTTCGTCGACTGCACACGGGCAGGTCACTGGGCCGGCTCGACAGCCTTGGTCGCCGACGCGGTGCCCTCGTTGCCCAGGCGCTCGCTGCCGAGCGACATCAGCACGGACACGATTGCCGCGCCACCGCCGATGGATGCCACGGTGACCCAGTCGGTGTGCAGCAGGTTGACGCTGCCGGCGCCGAGCGTGGCCAGCGCGGATTGAGCGAACGTCTTGGCGGCCCGTTCGAGAGTGTCGATCCAGAATGCCTTGGTGAGCATGGGATTTCCCTTCAGGAGAGATAGAAGATGCGGGCGAGGAATCGGATGAACAGGTGCATCGGCGTGCGGGCGTGCTTCTTCCACTCGCCGGTGGCCCACTCGCCGCCGCAGAGGTCGCAGACGTTCATTGCAGCCTCCAGGCGACGTCGAACTGAAAGCCCTGGTTCCACTGGGCCCACGAGCCCGGGAAGAGCAGCAGCGTTGCGGTGGGGACCTTCTCGCGGATCAGCGCCACGGCCTTGTCGACGCCGGTCATGCCGTCCCACAGCGCGAATCCGGGGTCGTCGTAGCGACCGTGGGCGCCGGTCATGGCGAACTTGATGGCGTCGGTGAGCAGCTGCACGAGCTGCGGCAGCAGTGCGAGGATCTGCACCGGGCCGAGCAGCGAGCCGATGACGTTGGTGGGTCCGGTGGTCATCGCACCGGCCAGTCCCGACAGCACGCCGGCCAGCGGATCGGACGACGGGGACTGGCCCATGAGCTGCTGCATGGCCAGCTTCGGAAACGAGGTGAACAGCCACGCCGCGAAGTCGAGCGTGAGTTCCATCCGCGCGATGATCTCGAACAGGAAGAACAGCAGACCGCGGGCTTGCGGATACCAGTCGCCGTCGATGGCGAAGCTGTAGTAGCGGTCTCGGCACCACGATGGTTGCGGCATTGACGAGATACCGCGGCCGGGCATGTTGCCGAGCAGCGAGCCCTCGTCGGGCATCGACGGGTCGCCGAAGGTGAGGACCATCTTCACGTCGTCGCGCCACTCGGCGGGCACCTTCGAGAGGTACTGCTGGACTGATGTGCCGCCCATCGAGTAGCCGATGGCCACGATGGACGCGGGGCCCGTGGTGCGCAGGATCGCGTGCAGCCGGTTGCCTTCCGCGCCGAACGCGGCGACGTCCTTGAGGAACGACGGTGCGTCCGGCGGCATGAGGTACGCGCGGCTGTCCGCGTTGCCGACGCCCTGGATCGGGTAGCGCGGCTTGGATGGCGCGTGGCTGATCATGCCGAGCGCGTCCTGGGTGGCGTAGTCGAGCACGCCGTCGATGCGCAGCGGCGGTTTCCCCTGGGCGACCCGCTCGGGGTTCTTGCGGGACTGGTACGTCGACAGCACGGCCTGCAGGTCGGTGCCGAAGTACTCGGTGTCGTCGAGCTGCTTGGCGTACGAGAACCGTGCGTACAGTTTGCGTTTGGCCGCTTGCACGGTTGGGCTGGACATGCCGACCTGCCATCCCACCCAGTTGCTCATGCCGCCGCCTTCCTATTCTGGAATCGAGCCGATGCGACCCTTCTGCACGACCGACGCACACGCCTGCCCCGATACCGGTAGGTGTTGGCCTCAGTGAATTCGTGCCCATGGATGCAGTGCGTCTTTGACGCCTGCGGGTGTGTCCCATGCGCCACGGAGTCATTTACGTTCGCCGACCGATCGCCCCAATAGAGGTTCTCGACAGCGTTGTTCGCCGCATCGCCGTCGCGGTGACACGCCTCATTCCCGGGCGGCCGTGGCCCCACGAACGCTTCGAGCACCATGGCGTGAACCCATTTCCCCTGCTCGCGTCCGCCCCCATAAAGGACCATCTTCAAATGTCCATATGCGCTGGACACCAACGGCTTTCGAATGCAGCCTTTCTCGCTAGATCGACGGACGCCTGTGCCAGGCTTTCGAGGCATGCTCCGTACGCGGCCAATGCTGGAGACCTCGTAGAGCCCTTCCCAGCCCACGACGGGGCGCCATTCCTCGCTCATTTCGTCACCACCCCGGTCTTGTCGCGGTCATTGGTGCCGCACACCTTGTCCCGGATCTGCGCGACGGCCTCCAGGAGGGTCTGGCCGCCGAGGCAGTTGAACCGCATGTTGAGCTGGTCGTCGGCCGGGCCCACGATGACGGGCTGGAGCGAACTATCCGGGATTTCCGGATTGTTGCCGTCGACCTGCGCATACTTGGCGACCGCCGCGGCGAACACATCCCACGGAAAGTTGTCGCCGACGTCGGTGTGAGTGCCGTCCTTGAGCACCTGAGTCACGTACCGGTGATCCGAAATGCCAGGCAGGCGACCGGCGTACGGCGGTGTGATCACTTTCGGATCGAAGCCGTACTTTCGGGCGTCCTGCACGGCGAGGTACGCGGCGACATCGATCGCGTTGGCCTGCTTCATCCACTGGTCGCGAGTCCACGCAGCGCGAGATCCGGCAAAGCACAGGTTGATTGAGCGGTTGTTGGCCGACAGGACCGACCAGGATGCGAGATCGGTGTCAACGACGTCGACGACCGTGACACCGCCATCGGCCGCCTGGCTGATCGTGTAGTGATAGCTGACCTGATTGGCGGGGTTGCCGAGGTACTTGGCCAGGTCCTCAGCGGCCGAGTTGCCGCCACCGCCCTCTTGGGTGTGCAGTAGAAACAGGTCGATCTTGGTTCCGTTGCGGTCCTGGTTGCTTGGCGACCAGATCGCGAACTCGTTGAAGTCGGGGCGGTTATCGGGCACAGCAATATCACCTCCGGTGGTGGTCCAGTACTTGTCGAGGTATGGCGTCACGGTCGCGATGCGTGACTTGATCTCGTCGAGGTAGGCGCGGCGACCGTGGTCGTACCAGTACTGCGCGCTCGGCCAGTTCGGGGCCTGCTGCAGCCAGCAGATGTTCAGCCAAATGTCGCCGTGACCAGGCGATTTCCGCTTGACGTCGAGCTTGTCGAAGAACCCATTGACCTGCGCAGCGGCACCCTTGAACCGATTCGGGTAGCTACCGTCCTGTTGCGCGACACCATAGGTGGTGTGCGTCGGGTCCCAAACGGTCTCGTCCCACTGCGATTCCTGGTAGAGCGCAGACATCTCGGCCAGGCATTCGTCGCGACTGTGGTTGCGCGCCTTCGCCTCGCCGACGATCAGTTGGGCGACTTGATCTTTCGTGGTCACTGCTTGCCGCCAAAGATCCCGCCGAGTCCGGGAATGCCGCGGAGCACTCCGGTGACGTCGAGCTTCCCGGCGATCAGGCTGGCGAGGGTCGGTGCGAGCTTCGCGACGAGTGGGTCGATGATCTTGTCGTCCCACTGCCCCGGGATGAGGTTGGTGACCTGGTCGACGGCAGCGGGGATCGTCTCGGCGACGCGATCGGCGATGAAGTTGCCGGCGGCCTTCACGTCGTCAGCGTTGGCGGGGTCTTTGATCCATGCGATGGCGGCATTGAGGAGTGCTTGGGCAAGGAGTGCGGCGAGTTTTTGCAGCATGACGTGGCCTTTTGACGAAGAAACCCCGCAGCCGGATGGCTACGGGGTGAGGGCTGTTGGATGTTTCAGGAGAAGTCGGAGCCGAAGTCTTGGTCGATGATGGGGACAGGCCAGCCGCAGATGAAGGCGTAGGCGATGGCGGCGGCGAGGGTGAGTCCAGCGGCGGTGCCGATGGTGATGGCTCGGATCATGATGCGATCGGGGTGAAGCCGATGGTGTTGGTGTTGATGCGGATGATGTCCCCGGAAGTGCCGCCCTTCGCCACGGACGCCTGTGTGGAGTAGAGGAAGTTGCCGCCGGTCGATGCGTCCCAGAAGCTGACCCCGGCAATGGTTTCCGATGCACCCAAGGTGTGCTCCGGGGTATTGGACATCGCGATCGAGCCGGATGCTGCTGCGTTCCACGAGCACGCGTAGCGAGTGGCCACCGAACTTGCGTTGGCGGTTCCCGCTGCGCCTGGATCCCCGGTGTGCATCTTGGCGTAGACGGTCGCGGGTGGCGTGTATGCGACGTTGCGGAACGTGTGATCGAGCAGCTTGTTTGCGAGATAGGACGAGACGCCATACGGCATTGGTGTTGCCTCCCTGTTAGTCGGGTTACTGATATGCGCGGTACCAGGTTTGGCCGATTGCGCCGTTCACTCCTGCGCCGCCGAATGAGTTGCCGCCGTTGCCGCCGGACCCGGGGGCGACGCTTGAGCCAGTGCCACCGGTGTAGGGCTGGCCGTTGTAGGAGATGTTCCCCGGAGACTTGCCGACCTTGCCGCTCGTCGATCCAGTCGCATCCGCTTTGCCGCCTAGCCCACCTGCTGCCGTCAGTCCGGCCCAGCCAGTCGCGGAGATCGTTGTGTTGCCGCCCGGTTGGCCCGCGGTGCCGGTGAATCCGCCCGATCCCCTGGTTCCGCCCGTGCCCACGTTGTCAGTGACCTGGGTGACTGTGACGGCAATGTCTGTGGCTCGGTTGATGGTTCCGGTCGCCCACGCGCCAGCCTCGCCGGGGTATCCGGGGTTCGTGTAGAACGTGCCTGAGCTGGCGCCACCGCCACCCGCCCCGAGTGCGATGCAGTCAATGAAGTCGCAGTTGCGCGGGAAGGTCCATGAATGAGCCCCGGCCGTGTTGAAAAGCTGGGTAGCTGGCAATCCCGTCGGCGGGTATCCGAGCGTGCACGACCGGGCCATCGTTACCGTCAATGCCGCGTCGATCTTCGCGACCCGTTCGGCGACCAGGTTCGAGGACATCGTGATTGCGCGGGTGAGGCCGACGGGCAGAATTAGCCCGAGGTTGATAGAGCGCGGCGCGGTGAGGTTCTGGGTCAGGTCGATGGGGTGGATCGCTTGCAGGTCAATGGTGCGGGTCATCGACAATGCCTGCGCGAGGTCGACACCTATCACCTTGGATAGGAACATGGCCCGTTCCATGGTTACGGCCAGTGCAAGGTCTTGCTGAAAGGTGCCTTGCAGAGCCAAGTTCCTGGTGACCAGGATCTGCCTGTCCGCTGCCAGCTGATAGACCGCCTGCAATGCGAGGGATCGCGACGCCGCTACCGCCCGGACAAGATCCAGGTTCTTCAGTGCCTGCAGTTCAAGATCGGTTACCCACTGGATCGTCAGTGCCGACTCGACGCTGAGGACAACCCACCACTGCTGCCCGGATGGCGGCCTGGGAATCGTCGGATCGGTGGTCCATCCAGGTTTGAGTATCGGAGCTGGTGGGGACGTTGACCAGGCCATCAAACCCCCTTATTGACGCGTTCGATGAAATTCATGGCGGTCACCATCACCTGGTGGCATCCTGTGGAGGTGCTGTGTGTGGGGACGAGCGCCGAGATCTGCGACCGGGAGGGAACCAAGCGGGGCCCCGACAATGAGTCACGCTTCTGTCAGCGGCACTATCGGCAATGGAAGGCGGGCAAGCTCGATATCCCGTTCACGCCCGCACATAAGCCGTCGGAACCTCGGCAGTCGTGGGGCCGATCGCGCGGTGAGGCGCACCGTTCAGCAAAACTCACCGAATCTGCCGTGCGAGAGCTGCGTCGCCTGCGAGACGAAGAGGGCTACAGCTACCCGGAACTGTCGCGCCGCTTCCACATTCACGAACAGACCGCCCGCAAGGCGTACCAAGGCAAGACGTGGGGGCACGTCTAGGACGCACCGAGATAAGTGCAGACGACCAGCGACTGATCTGTCGAATTCAGCGGTGAGGCACCACGCAACGTGAGCGCTGACCCTTGCGTGTGCCTGACCGCCAGGCTGAACCAATCCGCGTCCGAATGCTGGTAGTTGATCCCCAACACTGTGAAAGTCCAATTCGACACCCTGGGTGTCACACTTCCTTTGACGCTGACGTTGGATGAGCCATTCATCGAAAGATAGTTGGCTGCCGCAGCAAAGACGTTCGTTGTGTTGACGGTCAGTGCCGCCGTGTTCACGTGGATTTCGCGGTATAGGGCGACACCGCGAACTCCTGTGGTTCCCGGATTCCATGCCGCCTGAAAATCGATCATCCATACGCCCGCCAGGCCGAACTTCCACCGAGTGTTCGTTCCATCCTCGAACGTCACTGATGATGTGCCTACCTGACTCCAACCGGATACGACTGTCTCAGTGTTGTTGGGAACGCTTATGCCCGCGCTCGGGTACAGGATCACGTAGGGTCGACCATCACCCGATCCACCCGTGCCACCCACCTCCGCGGGAAGATTCGCCAGTGGCACAACAGCGTTAGAGTTCAGCGGAGCTACACCATTCGCAGCGCCCTTAGCCCCGGCCGGGATGTATGTACTGGACAGGTCCGGCATCTGCGTACCGGGCACCTTGGCTGCGCCGTCGAGCTTGAGCAGTCCGTTCGCGACGTTGGTATCCACATAGGTAGCGACGTCCAGTTTTCCGCCGCCAGTCAGTTTCGCAACGCCATTGGCAACGTTCGTCTCCAGATACGACGTAGCCACCTTGGCGGAGCTATTCAGCGGCGCAACACCATTTGCAGAACCCTTCTGCGACAAGGGGATAGCATTCGATGATCCGCCGCCAAACCATTGATTCCACCAGTCCTTCACCGCCTGCACGATGGAGTTGACTGGCGTCACCACATTGTTCTGGAAGATGTCGCCGATCTGATTCAACGTCGTCTGCAGATTCCCCAGATCGCTCAACAACCCAGTGATGCTCGATTGGGCGATGGACGGGATGTTGGCGATGTTGGCCAACTGCGCCGCGTTGAATGTTCCAGACGACCCGAGATGCTGAATCCTATTGAGCAGATCGGTTACTGCCCCTCCTGGTCCGCCCTTGATCTGGTCGAGGAACGACTGCCATGTCGCCGTAGACAGAAGCGACGACAATGCCGACGACAATCCTGAGATCATCGACTGCGGAAGCGTTCCGATCACCGACCCCGGGTTGCTGAGCAGATTCCCCAGCAGGTCATCGAGGTTCGCCGACACGCCCTGTGTGTCCAGTAGCCAACCGCCAAACTCGTCCGCAAGATCAAAGATCTTGTCCAGCAGCGATCCTGACCCAACGACGCCCAGGGCGCTGAGAAGCTGGTCGACCAGCGATTCGATCCAGTCACCCAGATTGTTGAGTGCTGCGGGCAGCCCGCCTGCCAACACGCCCTGCAGCGGGATCTCCAACAAGGGTGTGTTCAGCCAATACACCGTGCCCGCCGACAATGCGTCGGTGACCAGCACGGGTCGGACTGACTGCACCCCCGCTGGGATAGCCCACGACGCACTCCCCAGTGACACAGGAGATGTGATCGTGCCCGACGGGTTCGCAATCGACCCGATCACCACAGGCGTCGACGGACCAGACCCATCGGCCGACGTGAACGTGTCCAACACATACCGGATGCTTTGTCCGGCAGTGGAAGACACGCCCGAGTACTTCACCTTGATCAGCGTGTTCAACGGTTGATCCGGCTCAACCTTGATCACCGACGAATTCAGATACAGCGTCTTCGTCGTGCCATCACAGATGACCTTCGCCGCGTCCGCCGCAGCATCGAACGACCACCCATCAGCCGTCGGCACCGACGAGGCAGAGAACGGCTCCAACAGGTTCGGCACCGCCGTCGTGAGGAAGCTGAGCGGCACTCCCCCGCCGAACTGCGGCAACGACAACCGGCCAAACGCATTCGCTAGATTCAACGGCGAGTTCGGCCCCAGCAGCAGGTTCAGCGGCAGCATGAACGCTGTCACGACCGTGTGCCACACCGCTGCCGGATCCAACGGATTCGACAAGTCGATGCCGCCGAACAGGGGCCCGAAGACCTGGTTGATGATGCGGATGATGTCGCCGATGATCGGTAGGTTCTCGGCCCAATCTCGCAGCTGGTCGAACGACGATACGCCCGGGATAAACGCACCGACGACGGCTTTCACGACCCAGCCCAGGAACTGTTCGATCAGCTGTTGGCCAATCTCCAGTAGCTGCTGCTGCGTGAATGGCCGCGTGAGCGGGCTTGACTGCTCCCTGTGAATCCCATCGGCAAACGGGATGCTCGAGGCCCAGTCGGGCATGCCGACCGTCACAACGGCCACACCTCAGCGGCGAACTGCGAGCTCGACGCCGACGCCGTGTAGGTGGTCGTGCCCGCCTGGCGCTCGGTGCGGATGTACAGCACCGCTGTTGCACCGGCCGCGATCTGGTCGTAAGTATCTGCGACAGTGCCGGATTCGATTGGCTTACCGGGTGACAGTGTCAGGCGCTCGGTCTGGGTGATGCCGACGCAGCGGCCCACGATGTTGCCACCAGACTCGCCGTTCAGCCGGGCGAGCAGGTTGACCCGCACGTCCGCGCCCTCGCCGGTGACCACCGTGAATCCGACGGCGCGCACTCGACGAGCCCACGGCCGCGACGGGATGTTGATCTGCGCCATCGTGAAGTTCGCGTTGCCCGACGCGACGTTGTTGATCGTGCCCGGGTAGAACACCTCGGGGATCTTCTGGGCCACGAGATCGAAGCCGTCGAGAGACGACTTCACGGCGGGGATCTGGCCGGCGACCGGCGTCGAACTCAGATCGGTTGGGTCCCAGACGCTCCTGCCGTCGTCACCCTTGGCGCCCTTGCGGGTCTGCGCGTTCAGTCGGTACAGGCCCGGCGTCGTCCCCACTGGCGGGGTAAGCGTCGTCCAGGACCAGCTCAGCGCAGACGGGTCGTCGGCCTCGATTTCGGTCACGTTGACCTGCGGATCAATCTCGGCGTGCACACCGGGTGGACCCTGCTCGACGGCCGAAAATCCGTCAGCGACGCCGCCATTCTCCTTGAGCATCAGGATCGCGGCACCCGTCGACGGATCGACCGGGACGAGTATGTTCCCCTCTGCCTGGTAGTACTGCGTGCCATTGAAGGTGACTTTTGGCCATGCCATGTCGTTCGGCTCCTTTGCTCGCGTCAACACGTTGAGCGCGGTGATAAACTCTCTATATGGACGAAACCTGGTCTCCGGTACCGGATTACGAGTTCTACGAAGTCAGCGACCAGGGGCGAGTGAGGTCATTGGACCGAACAGTTCCCAGTCGGTGGGGCACCCCCAAGCGGACAAGAGGGCGGGTCCTTCGGCAGTCGAGCCAGGGCCGCTATCTGGTGGTGACCCTGTATCGAGATGGCGAACCGAAGACGGCGCTGGTTCACCGCCTGGTGCTGCTGGCGTTCGTCGGCCCCTGTCCCGCTGGGCAGGAGGGGCTCCACGCGAACGACATTGGGACTGACAACCGACTCGCGAACCTGCGCTGGGGCACTCCCAGTGAGAACGCGCAGGACTGCCTGAAGAATGGCAACCACTGGCGCGGTAACGCTACCCACTGCCCCAACGGCCACGAGCGAACAACTGAGAACACCTACGTGGCCGCCAGTACGGGGTATCGCTACTGCCGCGCCTGCGCTCAGGCCTTCAGGGATGCCAAGAAAACCCAACCCCATTCCCGTGATCGCACCCATTGTCCACAGGGTCACGCCTATGACGAAGCGAACACCTACAGATCCTCAACCGGGCGTCGGCACTGTCGCGCATGCGCGCGGGATCGTAGCCGAGAGTATGGGCGCCGCAAGAAAGCCCAGCGGCGCGCCTAGCCCCCTTGCGGCGCCAAAGTCAGCGTATTCAGCGACTCGAAAATCCCAGTCAAGAGCCGTTGGAACTTTCCGAGTGGCGCTTCGTCGCGGCGGCCGTCGCCCATCTGCACCCAGAGCTTGCGTTCGTCGGGCGTGATGCTCCACATGATGTTCTCGATGTAGTCGGTGACCATCTTGGTTCGCGACTGGTACACCAGGGACATCAATCCGCCCCTGAAAATGTCTCTCCCCAAGGCGTATTGGTCACCGTTGCGGAACACGACCTGTGCGGTGGTGTAGCCCTGCGAGTCGAATATCGCGTTGATGAACGCGAAGACGGTCTCGATGTTGTACGGCGCCGATGCGGTCGGGTACATGCGTTCGATCGCCGGGTGGTATGGGCCCACCGCGTCGCGGCGGTCGTACACCTGGATGAGCTGGAAGGCCAGGAAGCTGTTGTTCAGGAATCCCGACAGCAGATCGCTTGGTATGCCGGTGAATCCGATGACGATCATGAGGCTGTCGATCAGCCAGGCGAACGTCGCGTTCATCAGGTCGTTGAGCCACTTCGGTGACCGGCCGCCGATGATGTGCTGCCAACCCTCGGGCGTGTGGTCGGCGATCTCGCACGAGATGATGTTCGAATCTTCGCTGACCGCAGTACCATCCGGCAGAATCTTCTGGTCAGGTGCCACCACGATCGCGTACGGCTGCTCGTAGTGCTGGCCGAGCAACGGCGAGTAGAACACGCCGTCCATGCCTGGCACCTGCTTGACGACCGAGTTGAAGATGCCGCCGAGCGAGCCGCCGAGGTCGACCACCTGGCGCAGCACGGAATCCAGCACGGTGTGCGTCGGGCCTGAGATCTGGCTACGGTCGCGCGTCGAGAACACGTAGGTCGGCTGGTCGAGGTTGGCCCACGCGTCAGGCTGCGGGTCGCCCGGCCGCCACAGCTCCATGCGGGTGTCGACGCCGTACGCCCGCGTCACGTCCTTGATGACCGAGCCGCAGGTCTCCATCCGAACCGTCTTGGCGCACAACGGGCTTGTGTCCAGGAACGGGTTAGTGCGCTGCACGTAAGTCGGAGTCTTCAGCATCCGCGAGAACGTCTGCAGGCTCAGCCCGTCGCGGCCGAGCGCCTGCAGGATGGTGCCGAACCACGCACGCACATCGGGGTTGAGGCTCAGCCCGTTGTTGATGAACTCGAGCCAGCCCGACTGAATGCGGATGGCACACTCCGCGACCATCTCCTCGATGACCGTCTGCAGTGCCCAAATGTAGACAGCGTGCGAGAACGGCTGAGCCTGAATGGGCAGGTACCACGACGGCCAGATGACGTAGTAGTTGAGTATGTCCCAAATACCGCGCAGCTCAACGTTTCCCGTCCACGCGCCGTCGTCGTACCGATAGCGGTGGGTCTTGGTGTAGAAGTTGTAGCGCAGGCCCGCGGTCTCGACCTCGACGCCGACCATGGTGTTGCGGCAGTCCATGAACAGCGGGACGAGCGGCGATCCACCCTTGAGTGTGATCTTGCCGGTCGGAGTGTCGTTGCGGGGGTCGGTACCTGAGGCCTCCATCAGGTCGGAGCCGATCGCTCCCATCGGACGCCACATTTTGTCGCAGACTGTGAATCTGAATGTGGTGTCCACCTGAGACTTTGCCTCGGTGAGCTTGCGCGCGGTGACCGCGATACGGTTCGGGTCGCCGGTCTGCAGCGCGGCCTGCCAGGCGGCCTGATGCTTGGCGAGCGTGGCCGACGAGGTCATTTTGCGCACCCTGAATCGGCCCCGCAGGAAACCTGGGGGCTTGCGATGCCGCGCATTACAGCGGATACCTCCGCAGTGGGATGCCCGAGGCGATCACCTTGGAATCCGCGTTGCCGCCGACGATTTCGACCTTCACGTGATACGGCTGGGCGGGATTGCCAGGCGACTTCGGCGGGATCGCAGCGTTGTCCGAGAACCGGCCCTTGAGGAACCGGTACAGGTTGCCCTGCGGCGTCTTGATGCCGAACAGCGACGAGATCTGGTCGGTGAACGCGTTCTGGTTCGAGATGAAGCTCAGCAGCGTCTTCACGGCCTGCTGGAAGATCGTCAGCGCCTGGGGAGAGGCCGGGGTGACGGTCAGATCCTGCACGAGCGTGGTGTTCGACCGGGGATCGGTGCGCAGCTCGACGATCTGGTTCGCCACCAGCGGACCGAACTCCACATAGTCGTCCGAGCCGGGCCCGTCGTAGAGCTTCACCTTGTCGAACGGCCCGAATAGTGTTGCGTCCCAGTACATCGGCTGATCACCGACGTTCTTCATCTCCAGCCAGCCCTGCTGCGTCACGTGCGCGTTGTCACCGGCGGCGAGTTTGCGGATCGGCGACGGCGTGGCCTGCGTGAGGGCTGCCGCCGCGGCGAACATGCCGTTACCGGCGCCACGGTACGCCGAGCCCAGTGGCGAGCCTGTGCCCGTCTCCTTGACCGACATGATCTCGATCTGTGCACCGTCCGGCTTGCCGCGCAGCACCTTGAACATGCGCTCGTCGCCCTCGTAGCCACAGACCAGGGTGAACTGCTCGCCGGGTAGTGGCGGCACCGGCAGCGGGCGCTCGCGCAGCACGGCGACCTCGACGTAGTTGATGAAGTACGACAGCCGAATCCAGCCGATGCCGTAGTAGAGCCGCACGCCCGAGCCTGCCCACGTACCGTCGGGATTGCGGTTCATCCGTCCCCACAGCGTGTTCCGCGCCGACTCCGGCACCGACCACTCCTGCATGCCGCCGTGAACCTGGCTGATCACCTGGTTGTTGGTGTCGGACTGGAAGCCGGGCCACGGACCGTTGACGACCTCGCGGGACTGCGTGCCGGTGGGGTGCGCCGGGTCGTCCACCCAGAGCATCTGCTTGCCGTTCGACGTGCAGTATCCACCGCCGGTTCCGGTGTAGCGCTGGGGAACTGCCCCGAGGTTCTGGGTGCCTGTGTGGTCGACCGCAAACAGTTCGGTCATCGACTCGTAGGCGAACCCGAACGACGCCGTGTGGTCATAGCTGCGCCAGAACGCGTTGTCGCCCTGCAGCCGCAGCGACAGGGACTGGCCGCGTTGCACTGCCCGCAGCGGATCCGGCGGCGCGCCTTGGAACCAGCGGACCGGCGCCCACCAATGCCCCATGTCCAGCGTGACGAAGTTCAGGACGCTCTGCTGCTTGGCGTCGATGGAGGCGATGAAATCGCGCACCACCTGCGCCGTGTGCCGCCAGTCGCGCCCCTTGCAGTCGACGGTCATCTTGATCTCGGTCGGCTCGTACAGTGCATCGAGATGGGTGATGCCGTCCTGTGTTGCACCCTTCTGCTGGATATGCTTCCACGGCGGGATCAGTCCCTCGAGATCCTTGACCGAGACGGCCTCGGGCTCCATCGGATCGTGGTAGGGCGCCGCGAGACCGCCGAGCAGGTGGAAGCCGAGCGAGTCGTCGTAGGCGTCGAGCCACATCGTCGGCTTGTCGCCCGTGACGAGGTGAAACCAGCCAGCGGGCGTGACATCGCCTGCCGGATACCATTTCTTGGCCATCTACATCCCCGGCGCCTGGTTGGCCTGCTGCTGATGCCACGCGATGTCGCGACCCGTGCCGTCCTCGGTGGCCCGGTTGTTCGTGACGTTGATCGTGGTGTTGTTGGCGGGCTGCACCTCACCCTTAGCCGCGGCGCCCGGGTCGATGTTGGCGACATCCTCGGGCTTCTTCTGCGAGCCCTTGCCGGCGAGGTTCGGCAGCGCGGGGGCAGCGCCGGCCAGCCCGCCGAGAATGCGCGTGAACCACGAGTTGTTCGCGAGTTCGCTGCCGCCGGTGGGGAGCAGTGTCTCCATCGCACCCTGCACGCCGATGCCCGCGACCTGGCCGCCGTACTCGATGGCCCGGTTGATCAGCTTCACGCCGGTCTGCGCGGCCTGGCCAGCACCGGGTGCCATCGCGTCGAGGGCCATGCCGCCCGCCTGCACGGCCAGCCCGAGCGCGCCGCCGCCGTCCATGCCGACGCCACCCTTGCCGAAGCCGCCGTTCGGCTCGACACCGCCGTACTGGCGCGTGGCGAACGGCGCCGCGGTCGGCATGCCCATGCCCGGGAGCCCGCCGCCGCCAAGCGCCGGCAGCGGCGCACCCGTGCCGTACGCGCCAGCCACGGGTGCTGCGGGCCCGTTGTTGCCCTCGGTGAAGGTGTTCGGCCACGCGCCGCGGCCCTGCATCTTGTAGAGCTGCTCAGCGGTCAGCGCCTGCTGATACGGGGTGGCTTGATCGGCGCTCGGCGCGTACTGCGTGCCACCCGCCGCGGCCCAGCTCGACGGCGTGAACTGCAGGCCGCCGTAGAAGCCGTTGCCGGTGTTCGCGTCCCAATGGCCACCGGATTCCTTCATGGCCATCGCCACCCAGTCGGCGGACCACTGTTGGGACGTCGCCGGGGCGCTGCCGCCACCGCTGCTGTAGCCGGACGGCGTGATGTTGTTGGGGCCGCCGGGCCTGTACAGCGCGTGGACGTGGTCCTGGTGGTCCTGCGTCGGATTGCCGGTGTGGCCGGCGCTGTAGTCCTGCGGGGTCGCACCGTGGCCGTAGCCGTACGTCTGGTTGTTGAAGATGGCACCGTAGACGTTGGGGTCGCGAAGCACCTGCTGAAGCACCTTGTTGCCCTCGGCAATGCTGTCGACCATGATGTCGAGCGCGCCGTTCTGATGCTCGCCGTACTTGTCCGCAGCGTGGTCGCCCACGGTGAATCCCATGCTCTGCCAGAACGGCATCATCGCCCTGTGCGCGAAATCGCGCGCGGACTCACCCGGTTGCGCCGCGAACCCGGGCTGGCCGTACTGCGTTGCGTAGCCGGGCTGCAGCCCCGCCGGACCGAGCCCCGAGCGTGAGTAGTCGATGCCGGTGAACTGGTCACCGAACGCACCTTGTGCGCCGAGGATGCCCATGAGCCCGTAGCCGCCCTGTGACGGGTTCGCCTTACTGACTGCCTGCAGCTGGCCCAAAAGTGGCGCAGCGGCGAGATTGGCGATGAATTTGGTGATGTTCTCGGCGATGCCCGCGAGGCCCTTGGAGATGCCGAAGTCCTTGTCGATCGACGCCCCGATGTCGCCGAGATCCTTGACGTGCTGCTGGGTCTGCTTGGTCAGCTTCTCGTACTGGCTGGCCCGAGCCTCGCCCATGCGCATCTCGGCGCCCTGCAGATCGCGGTCGGCTTCGATGACATCGTTACGCGCGTTGAGCACGTCCTGTTCGGTCGCGTTGGCGTCGCCCTCCAGCTGAGTGAGACGCGCGCGCTTCTCGGCGAGCTTGTGGCGGGCGTCGAGGAAGCTCGACTCGGCGCTGAACACCGACGCGTCCTGCGGCATCCCCGGCAGGCTCGGCGGCAACGTCATGTCGTACGGGACCACCGGCGCCTTGGGCAGCTTCGGCTTACCCCCACTGCCGTCGTCGTTACCGGGCGGCGGGAGGATCGGGTTGCCGGCTGGCGGTGCACCATTCGATCCCGGTCCGCCATACGTGCGATTCAGATCGAAGTCGGGCAGGCCTTGGCGACGTGCGGCATTCGGGCGGGTCTGCGATTGCCAATCGCCGTAGCCGAAATTCCCACTGCCCCCGCTGTAGCCCGGCACACTGGCATCCGTCCCATTGGCCGGGTCGTACGGCGTGCCCGGCAGGTACGGCCGCCCCTTGTCGTCGAATTTGACCTCGGGAAGCCCAACGTCCTTGGCGTCCTTCTGATCCGACTGCAGGCCGACACCGAGCGTCGGCCCCCACTTCATCAACGTCAGCAGCCATGCGGGGATCTGCACCGCAGCCAGAGCGGTGCTGATCCCTGTCGCCGCCTTGCTTGCCGCCGCCGGGATCACCGTTGACAGGGTCACGTCGATTCCCGTCAGCGTGGTGACCAGCGACGTGATGCCGGAAATGGTCTTCCACGCCCCAAAGGCCACGACCACCGTGGTGATTCCGCCCGGGATCTTGTCGATCCACTCCATGACCTCGCCGATTGCGTCGGCCACAGCCTTCGCCGCGTCGACACCTTCCTCGAAGTAGTGCCGAATCTCGGTCTGATGCGCGGTCACCCACCGGTTCAGCTCGTCGATCCGCTCACTGACGGCCTTGATCGCATCCTTGAGCCCGTTGGCGTCCTCGGTGGGCTTACCGAACAGTGCGCCAAGGAAATTCGCGCCGAGACGAGCGACGGCGGTCTGCGCGTTCTCCATCGCGCCCTGGATCGTGTCGCCGGCGGCCTTCGCGAACCCCGGGGCGTGCTGCTCGATTGTCTTGAGCAGATCCTCCAAGCCCACCTTGCCGTCGGAGATCATCTTGGCCAGCTGAGATCCGGTGACGTTCAGCGTCTCCTGCAGCCATGGCAGGATCGGGATGTTGCGCAGCTCATTGCCGATGACATCCATCTGCACCTTGCCGGTGTTGGCGACCTTCAGGAACGCCTCGCCGATCTCGTCGATACTGCCGCCAGCGAAGCCCGCCGCGTCGGTGACGTCGGTCATAAACCGTTTCAGGTCACCGGTATTCGATGCCAGAGCCCGCGTGGCCACGGAGAACGCCTTGTCGAGCGCGAACGGTGTCCCCTGCACGGTCGCCGTCACCGTGTCCATGACGGCCTTGACGTCGATACCCGCGCGGCCCGTCGCCGTCAGCGTCCGATTCAGGCTGTCGAGACGGTTCTTCGCCGCGTCGATGGCCTCATACCGCTCGAACCCCTTGAACAGCGTGTACGCCGCCGCGCCGATCAAGCCGCCAGCAGCCGCCGTGAATGCCATGCCCAGCGCCCGGCCAGCCAGCGCGCCCACCTTGCCCGCGGCCGACTCGTAACCCGCCATGGCCGAGGTGAACCCGCTGACGCCGGGGATCGCGCTGGCCAGCTCGCTACCGAACGCGCCGCCGAAGCCACGGCCTGCGCGGCGGCCGTGCTCGGACATGCCGCTCTGCAGCCGGTTGCCGAGCTGGCTCACCTCAGCGTCCATCTGGGCCATCTCTTGCCGGATGCCCTCGTGCAGACCCTTGCCGACCTCGTCCCCCAGCTCCTTGCCGAAGCTCGCGCTGAACATGCGCTCGAGTTGGTCCGCAACAGCATTGGCCGCACGTTCGTCGAGACGTGCGCCGATTTCGGTGTGCAGTGCCATCGGTCAGCTCACCTCCTGAACATGCCATTGCGCGAACAGCCCACTGGGCGCGGGGTTTTCGGATTGCTTGCGGCGCTCGGCCTCAAGTGCCAGTTGCTCGGCCTCGAACTCGCGTTGCCGGGAGATCGGCAGGAACAGCCGCTCGCCGTACTCGGCGGCGTCCGCATCGGGTGCCATTGCCACCCGCAGGATCGCGACACCGTTCGCCGCCTGGGCGAGCATCTGGTCGCGCTCGGGGCGCTCACCACCGCGCATCGCCGACGCCAAAGCTCCACGGTCGGGAGCGAAGTCGACGCGTATCGTGCGGGTTCTGGTCGCGGCGTCGTCGTCAATGCTGATGCCGAACAGCTCCATCAGCTCATAGCTGGACATCTCGCCGGAATGCCACTCGGCGATCCGGCGGTGAAAGAAACGCTGAAGATCACTCGCTATCTGGCGCGGGAACATCCGCCAGATCGCCAGAGCCTCCATCACTTTTCGGGTCGGCCACCTGCCGTTTCACCAGTGCGGTGCCCTGCTCGTTCCACACCTGCCACACGTGCCGGGCGCCTGCCTGCTGACCGTCGATTCTCTTGGAACGCAGCAACTCGTACGCCTCGGGGCCGATTGCCGCCTGCACCACCTTGACCTCGTGCGGCGGGCGAACCACCTCGACCACTCCATCGGCGTTCTTCCGGCGGTAGGGCACGAGAAGATTGCCCGGCCGCGTCTCGGCCGGGAGAGTCAGCTCGTTGCCCGCGCTGTCCTTGACCTTCTGCTCGGGGATGAAGATGTCGGGTCCGCGCTCGTACGACTCGGCCTCGAACATCAGCTGGTCATAGTCGGCCTGGCGCTCGTCGTCGAACATGCGCAGGCTCGGGTGCGGCGGGATCTCCATCGTGGTGCCGTCGTCGAACGTGAGCTTGTGCGGCGCGAAGATGCTGCCGTAGGCGGTGGCCTGCTCGCGGGACTCGGCGGGAGCGTTGGACTTGGACTGGTCTTCGGACATGGTTCGGCTTTCCTTCGGCTGGTTGGGTTTTCGGCTTGTTCGGCTGAGAGTTGTAGACCCCGACGGGCGCCAGCCGAATAGCGCCCGCCGGGGAGACTGCGGTTACGGCTGGGTAGCCGCGTTCGACACCTTCGACAGCGCCTTGTCGCCGTCGGCGTCGGTTACCTCGACCTGGAAGTACGACGTGGTGGCCGTGGTCAGGGTGGTCAGGGCGAGCTTCAGCTGGCCGCCGGTGACCGTCGGAGTGGCCGTCACCGTGGTGGGCGAAGTCATCAATGCGCTGGCCGACTTCTTCACCGCGTAGGTGTACGGCGAGGTGCCACCGAACGGCACGGGCATGATCAGGTCCGCGGTGGTGGCAGCCGTCGGCGTGACGACCGGAGCAGCAGCACCGAACGACAGGCCGGGCACGTTGTCCTGCTCCCACAGCGAGCCGGACGACCAGCGGCCGTCGAGGATCGGCACCCCGAACTCGTCGACGAAGAACGGATCAATCTCGCGGGACAGCGTGATCTTCGACGCGTCGGCGTCCTTGCGATTGCCCTTCTTCGACCCCTGATCGGTGAGCACGCACCGCGGGAACGGAAACGCGTTGAGCTCGGTCAGACCGCCCTGGGCATCTTCGTGCATCACGAAGATCTGGCGGCGCAACGGCTCTCCATCGGCCGACTCGCCGACGAAGTAGGTACCGTCAGCCGCCGCGCGCTCCAGCACGCCCGCAAACGGCTGGTTGTACTCGATGCAGTCGACGAACGGTGTGCGCTCCAGCGGCGTGAACATCAGCGTCTTGTCGCGGTCCTGCATGTCGACCCGCAGCGGATCGAGGGACTGCAGGCCCTTGAGGGGATCGCTGTTGATCTTCGGGGCCCGCTCGATGCCGTCCACATGCACGTAGCCGAACGGGTAGAAGCCGAGGTTGGGCTTGTTGTTGTAGACCCACTTGCGGTCGGGTGTCTGCACCACGGCGAAGAAGTCATCGCGCCAGTTGCCGTCGAGGGCAAATGGAGCGCCGAAATCGGATCCTGGGCTGATGTTGGTGACCCTGCCGCCGTAGTCGCGGCCGATCACCTGCCAGGTGCCGCCGCGACGAGCGCGCAGCGCGTTCATGTACGCCAGTCCGGCAGCCTTGAAGCTGACACCGGTAGCCGGTTGTGCCATGGTGTTCTCCTTTTCGGATTGTGAAGTTGCCGAAGGGCTTCCGGCGGTTACTTGCGGCGCACGACGGCCGCGCGCCGCGGCGGTGTACCGCGACGAGACTCGGGGATCGGCCGGTTAGGTGACGCGGCCGAAGTGCAGGCCGAGCGTGTACTCGGCGACGAAACGGGTGACCACCGACTCGGCGGCATACGGCTCTTCGTGCGGGCCTTCGTCGGCGCAGAGCCATTCGCAGTTCGCGAGGCTGCCGTCGGGCATCGTCACGGCGAGCAGCGGATCGTTGGCCAGCAGCAGCATCCGGCGATGCGCTTCCCAGGCCTTGTGGCTCGCCTCGGTGTAGCTGGCGGCGAACGTGTGCACGCGCATCAGCGGGTAGTCGGTGATCAGGTCAGTGCCGCCGGTGATGCGCCGAACCATGAAGTACGGCTTCGGCATCCCGGCCGCCCACATCTTCGAGCCGATCTTGTCGTAGCCACCAGCCAGGGGCAGCAGCCACGCGATGACGAAGGCCTCAGCGTTCGGGGGTGCTTCGTCGTGCAGATCGACGGTCACCGAGCGGGCCTGTCGTCGCCGCCGAAGTGCTGCTCGGTGCGCGCCCGCACGGCGTGCTCTGGGTTGTGGATACTGCCGTACTCGATGAGGTTACTTTTCTCGTCGGTCCACACGACGCCGACGCCGTTTCGGCCGTAGCGGCGGGCCTTGATGCCATCGCGGTACGTGCCCGAATCCACTGGGCTGATCGACTTCGCGTACTCGACAACCTCGTTCGCCAGCTCCAGCTTGGCCTGCAGCACGTCGTCGCTGGTTTCGAGGTAGTCGTCGATCTCCGACTGCGGGATGAAGTCGCTGAGCTTGGCCATCAACCCTCCTCGTGCTCGCAGCGGCACTCGACGTGATCAGCGCGCCCGCGAATGTCCTTCTGCAGCACCGCATCGGCGCGCATGACGTACGTGCGGCCGTCGTGACGCAGCCGGCGGTCAGACTTCAAATCGGCGACCAGCATGGGTGCCGGATTGCCGTTGTCATCCACGGCCGGGATCCGGTCGCCAGCCACGGGCCCGACGACGACCGCGATCTCGCTCGTGGTGACGGTATCGTTCTGCAGCTCGCTCATCGTCTGCATTTCGAGCACGCAACCGTCCCACCACACGACGCCCTCAGTCGTGATCGGCTCACCAAATTCGGTGTGGCCCACGATCACATCGGTGACGATGCCGATCCGCTGGCCACCGATCGGGAAGATGCCCACGGCTCAGTAGTCGCATTTCTTGAATGACCCGCGCGGAGCCGCCCGCAGCGGAATGCCCAGTAGCCGCTTGTGCCGGTCGGTCAGGTAATCGTCGACCACCTTCGCGGCCTCGTCGAACGTGCCGGACTCCTGGCGACGGCTGGTGATGTTTTCGAACTTCGAAAGCTTCTCCAGCGCGCCGTAAGTCGCTGCGTCACGCACAACCTCGAACACAACCTGCTTGGCCGCCACAGGGTCAGCGTCCGGCTTGAGCTGCCGAATCCTGTCCGAGCACACCTGCAGCAGGCGAGTGGCCGTGGTGACCTCACCTGCCGTCAGGGTGCCCTGGTATTCGGCGGTGAATCCGGCGATGTCCAGGAATGGATCGGCCACGAGGGCTACTCGCCGTCCTCGGCATCAACAGAGCGGCGGCGGCGAGTAACGCGCTGGGTGGCCGGCCCGTCATCATCGGCATCGCCAACCGGCTCGGCATTCGCGCCGGCCGGTTCAAGTTGGCCCGCGGCGACCAGGGGCACCGCCAGCTTGTCACTGACCTCGATGGGCGCCGTGGTGGGCCGCGCGTAGTGGAGATCGCCCACCACGCACGGCTTCACGACGTTGTAGAGACCCACGTCAGTCCTCGACGGCGTTGATCAGGTCCCAGAGCTGAGCCTTGTTGCGTGGCTGCAGCTTGGACTCGGTGTAGTCGCCGCCATCCTCGTCGACCGCATTCTCGACCAGCCAGGCGATGAGCTCTGCCTTGGTCGCGTCGGCGTCGGGCTTGCCACCCTCGGCCGGCTCGGCGGGTTCGACAGCCGCACCACCGGCTTCGACAATGAGGCCGTCGGCGACCAGTTGCTCGGCCAGGGAGTCGCTGATCTCGCCCGGGCCGATGAGAGCACCCGCGTACTTGTAGCGGATGACCCCCTCGTCGTTCTTGGCGAGGACCAGCGGTCCAACCACCTTGTAGGTCACGGCAGAACCCCCGTGATCTTCCAGGCGGCGTTGGGCTCCAGCACGACCGGCACGGTGATGCGGCGTGCCCGCACGCGGTAGCGGTCGTTGTCGTCGTCGCGGATCGTCTTGACCTGGGTCATGCCATCCGACCGGACGTAGCCGGGTGCCGGCAGTTCCTCGTCGACGAAGGCGCCGAAGACGCTGGAGTCGAGGATGAATGCCGCCTTGGTGACCGGAGCGACCGGGCTCGTGATCCAGGTCAGGCCGCCGATGCGCCGCATGAACGGGCTGTCCAGGCCGGTCAGCACCGGGGCCGACTGCACGCCGGGGTATTCGCGGGCGAGCATGGCGATCAGCTTGTCGTCACTGGTCACGTAGGCGAACGTGTCCAGGTCGACGAACACCACGTCCGGCATGAAGCCCTGCTTGAGCTTCAAGATCTGCGCGATGGCCTTCATGACGTCACGCAGGACGAACGTGCCGGTGCCCGAGCCGTCCCACGGCTGCGCGGCAGCGGTGTTCTGCGTGACCGCCGAGACGACCGCCGACAGGCCGACCGAATCGATCTGCTGGATCGAGGAGTTCACCAGCTTGCGGAAGGCCTTGGCCACCGCGTCGAACCGCTGGCGGTTGATCGCCTCGTCGGTGATCTCGGCATCCTGGCCCCACTTGACCGTGTTGGCCATGTTCGCCGGCCCCGTGCTGATCGGAGTCAGCGGGTACTCGGCGCCCGGCCGCACGGATTGCGGCGCGCGGTCGGCGAAGATCGACTCGTTCTGCTCGTAGCCGACAGCCCCGGACTCGGTGTACATCTGGCCGGTCAGGATCTTGTCGGACACGAACTGCTGCTGCTCGATGGTGCGCAGCGCTCGGGCAATCCACAACGGGTCCTTGAGGAACCGGTTGATGGAGAGGATGTCACCCGAGAGGCTGGGCGACCCGGGAGGGAAGGTAACAGGCATTTACGTTGTCTCGCTTTCTTTCTCGGGCCGCCCAATCAGGGGAGCAGCACCTTGACCTTGCCGTTGGCGGCAGCGGCGAGAGCCTTGCCGATGATCGTGTTGTAGGTGGTGCCACTGAACGCAGCGACCGCACCCGACGCCGCGGTAGTGACGTTGTCGCCCGCGTTGATGGCGCCGCTGGCGTCCAGCAGGTGGATGCCCTCGGTGATCACGGTGACCTCGGAACCGCTGCCGGCGTCGAACGCCGCGATGCCGACGAATGCCGCCGATGCAGCGGACGACTGCGCGACGGTGTTGTCACCGGATGCGACGAGGCACTTTCCGGCGCTCACCGCGGCGGATGTGGCGCTGGTGAATTCGTCACCAGGCTTGAACAACGGTGCGTACTCAGCCATGATCAGGCGTCCTTTCCGAAGGTCTGGCCAGTGACGCGGGCGAACACGCCCGCCATGACGGCGTCTTCAGTGCCGCCCTCGTTATCGACGCCGTGGCCCACCTCAGTGACGGGCAGCGCCTTATTCGCAGGCAGCGTGGCCAGCAGCTTGAGCGTGCCCTCGCGGTTGCGTGCAATCTCGCCGCGCCAGGTGTCGGCGTCCTTTGGCTCGATGCGTCCAGTCTTTAGCGCATCCATGATGGCCGCCTCGTTCTCGGCCTGGATCTGCTGATCGCGCCGTGCAGACAGGTCACCGACGGTCGCCACCAGCTGGTCGTACTGCGCTGCGTTGACCAACTTCTGACCGAACTTGGCAGCTACGGCGGCGGCCTGCTCCATCGTCGGCTCTGCGGGCGCGCCCGCATCCTGGTCGCTCTCGTCACCCGCATCCGGCAGGGCGGCAATCGCAGCTTCGATCGCGGCATCGTCGGCTTCGGCATCAAGGCCGAGCTTCTGGAGCGCGCTCTCACTCAGGGATCCCACAGTGGGCTCCTTTCCTTTGTCGGCCTCAGCCCGTCCGGGGTGAGGGGTCTTGTTGTGCGCCAGCGGAGTCCGCGGCGCTGGCGCGTGCGCGCGCCCCGCATAGTTGAAAATCGAGGTGTCGAACCGGTTCTTGGCCGAATCGCCGTCACGCTTCGGCGCGGCGAGCACCGAGTCAGCGATACCGGCGTCTACGGCTTCCTGCGCCGACCACCAGGTTTCAGCAGTGAGCACCTGCATCCATTCGTCGACAGATCCGCCCGCCCGGGCCGCGAAGATCGACGCGATGTTGGCGCCGATCCGCTCCAGATCGTCGGCCATCTTTCGCATGTCGTTCGCGTCGCCAACCATCAGCGCCCACGGCAGATGGGCCATGATCTCGGCGTTCTCGGACACGATCAGCTCGTCGGACGCGCCGACGGCGATGAATCCGGCCGATGAGGCAGCCCAACCGTCGACTGTGGTGACGACCCGGGCCTCGTGCTGGCGCAGGGTGTTCATGATCGCGATGGCCTCGTACACGTCACCGCCGGGCGAATTGATGTGCAGATCAATCGTCTTGACCTTGTCGGACACCGCGGCCAGCTCGTCACGGAACTGGGCGGCACCAATGCCCCAGAACGGGTCGATTTCGTCGTAGAGATCGATCGACACCGTGGAGCCGCCGTCGGCGGCATCGCGGATGCGGTACCAGCCGTGCTCTTGGCGGTTGCGCGGGTGAGTCTTCATGTGCCCCTACCTCTCTCAGAAGAGCGGCAGCGCTCCATCTGGGTTCTTTCGGCGGTCCTTCGGGCTACGGCCACGAGGGCGCTTGCGTGCTTGCGCCGGACCACTGCCCGCAGTCGTTTCCGGTGCGTTCGGATCCATTTCGTCGCCCTGCTGCTGGTCCTGAGCCTCTGGGTCGGGCGCTGGCAGGCCCGACGACTGCCGAATCGCCGCCTCGAGGACTGGATCTGGGTGAATCAGCCCCGCCTGAGCCAAAAGCGCGAGTGAGGCCGCCGCGGCATCCTGACGAGACCCGATTTCATCGAAAACCAGCATCGGACAGGGTTCATCGAGGCCCCAGTTCGCCGTGACGATGCCCTCAACGATGTCTTCCTGCGCCTCGTCGCAGATGTCGACCGCTACCGTCTGCACAGAGTCTGTGAACGTCGTCGACAGCACGTTCGCCAGCGCGTACGAGCCGCCCTTGCCGTCGAGATTGAGGAAGTGCGCCAACGCAACCAGCCCGATTTGGCGATCGTGGTAATCGATCGGGTGCATGAAGTCCGGCGGCGTGCCCTCGGGCCCGTAAATCTTGAATCCGGCGCCGGCTGGGATCGAGAAACCGGAGTTCTCGCCGCCGGTGTAGTCCATCGCCAGGTCGCGATACTCGTCGAGCCGGGCTTGGTCTTGGGATTCTTCCTCGCTGGCCTGGAAGCCCGGCACACCGATGCCGTAGCGCCCCAACGCCGCGATCTCGATGCGCATTGCCTTGTCTTTGAGCACCCAGTGCTTGTAAGCGGGGCGCAAAAGGCTGGTGCCGTATGGAATCCCCGCGTCCGGCTCGTGCTGATAGATCACCAGACGGTCTGCGGTGATCTCGCCGACGCCGACGAGCTCTGGGAACAGCGTCGGGCCCCGCAACGTGCCACCACCGGCGATGAACGTGCCCGCTGGCCACTGCTGAATCGACAGCACCTCGCCGTCCACGCCGACATTCCAGTACGCGATCGTGCCGGCGGGCCGCGGTGACACCCGATCGAGGTGTGCGCGACCGTCATCGCCGATGCGATACGTCCGCTCGAACACGGAATGGCCATATCGGAGCTTGTTGAGTGCCTGCTGGAGGTGCTTGGACCACGAAAACCGGCCTTTCAGGCGCTGTTTCGTGCGCTTGTTCGCGTCTTCAACGTCCTCGGAGACGATTGGCAATCCCATCTCGCCCGCCACAAACGCCGTGACCTCATCGCGCGCGCCATTCGGGTCGATTCGCCACGCAGTGCGCCGAATCGGCAACCCCACGGCCCGCAGCACCGAGGAAACCCGGGCGTCACCGCGCGACATCTGCGTGTACGTGCGCACCGAGTTGGGCCACAGCAGGTCTGGGTTGTCCTCGTACGGATCGAACGGCATGCCATAGCCATTCGCCCAGCCGGCATACGGGTTGACGTAGCCCTTTTGGCCCTTGGGAGCGGCGGTTTCGGTACTGGTCTTGGCCAACGCTCGTCACTCCCTTCGATGAGTTGTCAGAACGGCACTTTCATGACGTCGGTCTCTGTTCGGCGCCGCGCACCGGTCGGCCGTTTGGTGAGGGTGGTGGCAGACTTCGCGCCACCGCGCGGACTGGCCGGCTTGCGCTTCGGGGCCGCCACGCCGAACTTCACGAGCCCCCAGCGCGCCAACGTCCCGCCCATCAGCTGCGCATACGACGCCGGATCGAAGATCTCCCACACAAAGCCACCCGACGGCAGCTCGCGCTTGAACGCGTTCGCCACCGCGGTCTTCATGCCGTCCTGGCCTCTGTGTGAGAGCAGTCCGGCCAGCGCATCGGACAGGAACCCGCCCGACGCCTGGGCCTCCTCGGTGCTGTTCGGCACCGTGACGTCGATGCCCGCGGCCTCCAGCTCCGGCACCACCTCGGCAGCCGCGCCCCGGCCCACGATCACCGCATCTGGCGCGAACGCCGTGTACGCATCGACCAGCTTGCGCACCACCACCGACGCCGGATCGTCACCCGCATGGCCGACCTCGATGTGGATCCGGCCCGACGTCGTGCGCTGCGCGGCGACGATGGCCCAACCCTGCTCGCGGTACAGCGCCAGGACGCGCGGGCCGGTCAGCACCGCGGCCGGTTCGCCAGGTTTCGGTCCCATGCGCTCCCACACCTCCGCGGGAATCTCGCTCGGTCGCTTGTTGGCCGGCGGCGGATAGTCACCCCAGCCCAGCCAGTCCGCATCGAACAGCGCCAAATCGTCCGGCCCAGCTTCCTGCGCGCCCTGTAGGTGCGACTCCATGTCACGGTCGTTGCCGACCACGCCGTACGACGGCTGCGCCAACGGATACGCCGCCGGATCGCCCCGTTTGAAGTGCTTCGGCGCCCGGTACAGCGCGCCGTACATGCCGGGCGCGCCGCCTCGTTCGACCGTGCGCACCAGGCCCGAGAATCGATGGCAGTTCGGATGCTGCGACACCACCGGCGGCGTGCTCGCGTAGATCGTCTGCGCGTTGCTGCTGGCCGCCTGCGCGCCAGTGAGGTTCGCGACCTCCTTGGGCACCAGGTCGTACGCCTCGTCAAAGATCACATCGTCGAGCTCGGTGAAGCCACGAGCGAAGTCTTTGGTGCGCGGGCCGAACTCTGCCTTCACGACATGCTTGTCTCCGCGCATCGGCTTGAGCACGATCCTGCCGCGGTTGTCCTTCTTCGATGGTGGCTTTTCCAGCCGATTCCGCAGCGACGGCACCCGCTCGATGATCGCCACCACGCGGTCGAACACATCCTCGACCGTCGCCCACTGCTGCGCGGTGTAGACGATGCGGCGGCGATGCTTGAACAGGCGGCGGATGATGTACAGCGCCAGGATCAACGTCTTGCCCTGCTGGCGAGTCGCCTCCAGCACCGCCACGCGATGAGTCCACAGCTCAACGCCCCACTCGTCGGCCGGCTGCCGCGAGTCCAGCGCCCGCACAACCATCCACTCCCACGGCAGCAGATGCACGCCGATGCGCTGGCCGAACCGCGTCGTGCGGTCACCTTCGGACTCATCGCCCTCGTGCCAACACTCGAACTCCGGCCACTGCCTACCGGTCAGCCGCGGATGATGCCCCAACCACTCGGGCCAGTCCGCCGGCCACGGTCGATTCGTCTTGCCGGGTGGAAACTCAGTCGTCGTCATCCAGCACGTCGTCCTCATCCTCAATCGGGATCGACGCGCGCTGCTTATGGATCTCGGCCAGAAGCTTGCGCAACTGTTCGGCCTGCGCGCGAGCTTCGATCAGCGGTTTGTTCACGATCACCTCGACCGTCTTCGCGCCGAGCTTGAGCTGCAGCCACGAATCGCGATCACCGTCGATCAGCTCACGCAATCGCTGCAGGTAGTCGGCGATGTGCGCGGCCTGCTCGATCAGAAACGTCAGCGTGTACGGGTCGTCATCCTTGGCCAGCTCGGCAATGAGACGCGCACCGGCACTTGGCTTTTCAGCGTTCGGCATGATGCGAAATCCGTTGTGCCACAAGGTCGAAAGACTTTGCGATGCAATGCGTTACAGAGTTTGCGGTGCGTGTAATCCATTGTGGCACAGTGCTTTTCGCGCCATACCACACGTTGAAACCCATTGCAAGCGTTGAACTTTCACTTGCGGAAAAAAAGAAGTCGTGACGTTCGTCGCGACTCCTTTGGGCCCCCCACCCTCGATATTTTCGGGGGGGTGGGTCGGGATGCCGTGTGCCACAACGTGTTTCGAGCACATCGCATGCCCGAGTCCTGTTGCAGCGCAAGCCATTTGAGTTCTGTTGTGCCACACTATGTTCGACTTGCACTGTGCAGCAACGTCTTTCGTTCACCATGGCCACGGCATCAGTAGTGTCACGCCAGGCTCAGTGTCGGCAGCGGCTTGACCCGTGGCATTGGCTGCGAGGTGGTCATTGCCGCCGTCACCTCGCTGGATGTTGCAGGTCTGGTGCAGCAGCCGGTCGGGCGGCGGGATGGGGATGCCTTGGCGCATGCACTCTGATCTGCTGATCTTGGAGTGGTCGCCTTGCAGTTCGCCGTTGACCACGTTGGCGATATGGGGCTTGTAGTCCCAGTTCTTCGTGCGATCGAGATACATCGGCCGGCCACACCAATCGCAGGGGCTTCCGTCGACGTGCCGGCGCTTGAGTCCATCGACTGCTTGCCGATGTCGCCAGCCCAACCCCTTCTCGGTGGTGGTCTTGCGCCGGACTGTGGTCGTGGCCATCAGACGAGCTGGTCCAACAGGTCGTTGATGCGGACATGCACCTCACCGACGAGCTGCTCGATCTGTGCACGCTTGAGCCGTTCGCCATGCGGGCCGCGGGTGAAGCGCGCTGCACGTGCGTCGAGCGTTGCCTGCTTCAACTGGGCGAGGAGCTCGGTGGTTGGCGTCTTCACGCCAGGCCGCGCCGTTCGTACCAGTCCCGCACCTGTGCCACCTGCCTGGGTGTGCGCTCGGCCTGTGCTCGGGCCATGCACACGTCGAACCCTGGATCGATGGTGACGATCTCGAATCCGTACTTGAGGTAGCGGTTGAGGTGCTGGCGTGCGGGCATCGAGTGCACCAGGTACGTGTCGTATCCGGTGGTCGTGTCCATGGCTGCGTCGTCGAATGCTGCTGAGCGTGCGGCCATGATCACGGCGACTACATGTGGTGGTTGCTCGGCCGGGTCCTGCGCCAGCTCGGGGCTCAGCGCCTGGGCGAGTGTGTCGTAGTCGATGGTGATGTCGCCGGGCTTGGCGTGCTCACGAACCCATGTGCTCTTGCCGGCCGCGGGTGGGCCGGTGACGACGAACACCGTCACGCCAGCTCCACGTCGAGCGTCCACCCATTGCCCCGCGTGGTGACCGTGATGGTCGTATCCCGCACGGCGCCCTTCATGTTCGCCTCCAGCAGCACGGCCGACAGTGCGCCGACAGTGGGTAGCTGCCATGGTTGGAACTGACCGCCAGCCGCCTTCTGTAGCGAGCCCTTGAGTTCGTCCATGGTGGGCAGTGCGCCCGTGCGGATGCTGACCTCGGAGTCCATGGCGGTGTTGCCGTCGATGATGATGCGGACGTTAGCCATTACGCACCGATCCTCTGCAGCATGGCCCGGTCAATCACCACGTCATCGGTCTTGCCCACGGTCAGCACGAGCAGGGGTTCCTTGCGCTGGTGGTCGGCCCGGTCGTACAGCGTGATGATGCGCGTTCCGTCCGGTGCCGTGGCCGCGTCCTGGCGCAGCCGTGCGGCGTCAGCTTTGGTCATGATCTCGAACTCGGCTTCGATCAGGTGCACGAGCGACTCGGCCCAGAGCGTGGCCGACTGCCCGATGAGTTCCTCGGCCTGTTCCTCGCTCATGCCAGCGGCGCGGAATGGCGTCGGCAGCACGCACGGTGGCCGGTGTTCGTTACCCGGGTGTGGGAGTCCGTGTGGCAGCGTGCGGGCTACGAGGGCGACAGCGGCCTGGTTCACTGCAGGCCCCTGATGAACGTTGTGACTGCCGCATGGCCGCCACCGCCGCCTCCTGCGCCCTTGCTCACCAGCACGCACATCTGCGGCGGATCGAGCTTGTTGGCCCATGCGATCAGCACCCGAGCAGCGCGGCGCATGGCGTGCGCGACACGGCGCTTCATGGCACGGTCCTGAGCGTCACGTTCGCCAGGTCCACGTCCAGTGGCCGGTAGTTGGCGTCGTACACGGTGACCTTCAGCTCGGCTGGCCGCCCAATCGTCCCGGCACCCTCCTGCAGGTTCACCCGCCAGTTGTCAGGGTCGGTGTCGACGGGCAGCGCGCAGGCACGTCCGCATGGTGCGAATCGGACGCGGCCACAGGGGCTGTCACACACTCGAAGATGTTTGAGGGGCATCGGCTTTACCCTTCGATGGTCGTGGATAGCGGTCGAGCAGTCGGTCAAAGCGCTGCTGTGCGACGTAGATGGCCACGAGTCCGCCGTCGTAGCGAGCGGCTCGCAGTTGCATCAACGCGTAGGTGATCTGCTCGGTGAGCGGTCGAGGTTGCGCGAAGGTCGGCATGGTTACCTCCGAATGACAAACGCCCCGGGCCACTTGGGCTCTCGGGGCGCGTTTTCCGGAACAGCAAAGTACGCCGGAATGCGGCAAGAGTAGCACCAGCGGGCGTGGTTGATGATGTTTGCGCTGGTCAGCGCGGAGTTTCGCGCGGCGCGACTTCCTTGCCGTCGGCAATGATGCGGTCGATCTCACGCTGCAGATACCACCGGGCCTTTTCGAGGTCGGTCAGGGTGTCCGCGCCTTCTTTCCGGCCAGCGCGGGCGATGTACTTGATCGCGTTGCCCCGGTTGAAGTTCAGGCGCTCGACGATGTCGATAACCTGGGCGCCATTGCTGAATCCCCGGTAGTGGCTGGGGTTGATCTGGTCAGCCATGTTGGTTGATCGGCCTTCCTGTTCGTCGGTTTGCTTCCTGGGTGAGTTGCACGCTGATCGCGATGCGCGCGTTGTGCTGCTTTGTGCGGTGGTGTTTTCCGCAGGTGCACTCTGGCTTACAGGGTGGTGCTGGCATCACTGCCTCCTTCATCTCGCCGACTTGCGTGCAGCCGCCCCGGTGGCGGCCTTCTGAGGCTTCTCGGCCCGCAACTTGCGCACGTCACTCCAGAGGTACAGCGGTTCGTCATCGTTTGTGCGCCTGTTGATTCCGTGCGACCCATCGGGCCGCAGCCACCCGCGCGGTTTCAGTCTCGGCGGCTCGCCGTTCGGCCCGGTTTTCCGCCACAGCCGCAACGTCCGCTCGGGAATCCTGAACTCGTCGGGCTGGTACTTGTTCGCCTTGAGCAAGCGGTCCCACGTGAGCCGTTCGCGCTCCAGGTCGCCCTGCTGGAGCAGCTGGAGCCGGTTGCAGTTGTGCGTGGCCCGACACTTTCGGCAGTAGACCTCGATGGCATCCTCGCGGGCGTACAGGTCCGTGCCACATGCCTTGCGCACCTGCTCATCCCACGTCGGGCACGGTCCGAGCCAGCGTCGCCTCAGGGGCCGGTCAATGCAGCGCTCGATGCGCCGCACGTAGCCCGCGATCTCCCCGTGCCACTGGCCCGCCGCTTCGTCGCACGCGATGGCGCCGACGTTGGCCGCGAGCCAGGACGCCCGGTCGAGGCTGCTCGCGACGTACCCGACCGGCAGCCTGCGCCACCCAGGCATGAGCGGGCCGATGAAGTCGCGTTCGACGGTGCGCAATGGCCGCCAGACGCTGATGCCGCGCGACTCGCACAGGTCCCGCACGATGGTCGAGAGCCCGTTGTTGATCGCGTCGAGCAGCATGACGGCCTCGGCTTGCCGTGTGCGCTTGCCGTTCTCGGTGTCGGGTTCGTACAGGCCGGGGTTGTCGTCACCGCGCTTGCGATGGCCACCACCGCTGCCACCGCCGAGCTTGGTGCGCCGCAGGATCACGTCGGCGAGATCCTCGAGCAGACCCGAGCTGCGGACCGGGCTGCCGTCTGGGCGCGCGGTGACCACGGGGCCCGTCACGAGCGAGTTGAGCTGCGCGCGCAGCTGGTCGACGCAGGTGCCGCACAGGTAGACCGTGGCGCGGCCGGAGCAGGACTGGCAGGGCTGGGTCACGCCGTGGCCTCCAGGTATCCATGCGACCAGCCGCAGTAGCCGCAAATCAGTTCGGGCGGGATCGTGACGTTGGTCTGCATGCTGGCGACCCATTGCGTCTGGGCCGGGATGGTGTCAGTTTCGGTATGTCGCATGCAATTCCGGCAGTAACGGATCAGCTGGGCCATTGCACCTTCTCCAAACCTGTTGTGTGTCTTGGTTTCACCTCGAACGGCATCGGGTCGCCCAGGTGGAATGCGCCAATTGCTGCGAGCCCCAACGAATCCGCTTCGTCGTCGCAAGCGATGTCGAGATCGGGCCACCATGCCTGCACGGCGGCGATGATGTCGGGTTTCTTCGCATCGCCGCGTCCGGTGATCCACTTCTTCGCCGTCGAGTTGTTCATCACGACGACCGGCACGCCCGCGTGGTCGAGTGCGCCGAACACACCGTGCCACAGCGCCGATCGGTCGAACTCGCCTGCGCTGATGCGGATCGCGTACGGGTGTTCCTCGATGACGGCGAGGTTGGGTCGGCCCTCGCTCATGACGGCGCGCATGACGTCGTTGACCTGTTTGCGGACGCGGCGGCTGCGGATGCGGTAGCTGTCCTGCTTGCGTCCCGGGTGGCCGTGGTGGCTGACGTGCACGGGCTTGCCGTCGCGGAGCACCGCGACGCCGGCTGACGTGAGCGAGGGGTCCACCCCAGCGACGATCATGCGGGGTCGTCCTTGAACGTGCATCGGGCGAAGTGCACGATGCGGTAGTTCAGGCCACGGCATCGGCGGCCCGGTTCGGCTTTGCAGGCCGGGCACTCGATACGCAGAGCCATGAGCACGACCGGACTCTTCGGGTTGGCCGTCTTCGGCACCTTGGCGCTCACCGGCACACCTCCCCGAGCCCCTGGTGCGCGCTGACGATCTCGCGGACACGGGCCCGGCATGCGGTGTGGTCGATGCAGCGCCAGCCGCTACCGGGGAGGTCGGTTGGTTCGAGGCCGCGGTCCGGGCGTGCGTATCCGGCGGCCTTGCGGCAGAGGCAGCAGCGGATCACTGGTCGGCATCCTTGCCAAGCGCCGCCCGCACGGCCGCCATGCCGCGGGCGTTGGTGTTGGCCTGTCCCGGGTTGTGGTTGCACACGCGGCCATCGCGATACCCGTCCGGATCGCACATCTCGCAGTTGGCGATCGCTCGGGCCTTGACGGCGGCGCGTTCGGCCGCGTCGGCCCGGGCGCGCTCCTGCTCGGCACGCTTGGCGTCGAGATCGGCGTCGGCGAGCCAGCGGTCGAAGATCTTGCGCTGGGTCCTGCATCCGCCGCATGCGTCGTCGGTGCCGTGGGGCATGTGTCGTGGGCAGTATCGGGCTGGGGGGTCATTCGAGTCGGGGGTGGCGCTCTGGTGACCTTCCGTACTTACGTAACCCCCTAGAGGTGCTGGTGTGTGGTGTGTGGTGCTGGTGCTGGGAATCCGGACCGAATTCGATTGGTAATCACCGCTGGTATCGGTTTTGGTAATTGGGACCGCTTCAGCATTACCGTTCTGCACCACTTCTGGATTACCAATCGGGACCGCATCTGGATTGGTAATCGTGACCGGTTGGGCATTACCAATATCGGGGTAGTTCGCGACGTACTCGACCACCGTCAGATCGGGCTTCGTGACCAACTCGGCGAGCGCTCCGGCGGTGTCCTTGCTCGTCCACGAGGAGTACTCGGGGTGCTCTTTATGGACCCGCTTGAGTTCGGTCACGACCGCGGCGCGCAGGGGGTCAGAGGCCACTGAGCCATACGCCTTGACGACGGCAGCGGCGGTCTTCGGGTTGCGCAGAAGCTGATCCCGGCGCACGTACGAGCGCAGCAGCACCTCTTCGGTGTCCAGATCGAACAGGGCGTAGCGCTTGCGCTCGCACTCGGCCGCGCAGGCCTCGATCATCTCGACCGTGAGGCCGGCAGCCTTGCGTACGAGTCGTTTCGGCCGCCAGTCGGCCACGCCGCAGTAGGACAGCGTGGGGTCGGGCAGCAGCACGCGGAGGTAGAACCACTGAGCGAGCGGTGACAGCGACTCGAAGTCGTCGTCGCTGTTGATGTCGAGCCAGATTCGGGCGTGTTCACGCGCCACGGTGGGCCTCCTGATTTGCGAGTTCGAGTAGTACGTCTGCGTGGCAGTTGATATGGCCGAGCGAACGGTTGCGGTTCACGGGCCTCGGTGGGCACCAGCAGACGAGGTCGTGGCCTGCGAGCTCGGCGCGGATCTCGTCGAGGCTCGGGTAGTCGGGGTAGCGGCCGTTGAGTAGATCCCACTCGAATCCCTTGGCGGCGAAGTGCCGCGCGGTTTCCATGTCCGCGTATGAGGGGCCGCCGTTTAGGTCCAGGGGTGAGCCGTGGACGCGGTACATCGTGCAGTAGCGGCCACGCTCGGGCGTGATGCGAATCGGGTTGCCCCACTTGGTCGGCCGCCCGACGTAGATCGCGCCCTCGGGCATCCGCCAGCCCTTGGTGCGCTTGCGCTGGATGCGACTAGGCACGAGCCACCACCGGGTACTCGTCCCACGTGCGGCCGTCGAGCACTCGGCCCGCAGCGTGCTTGCCGACGCGCCGCATCGCGGTCCAGCCGCCATGCCCGGCCCGGAATGGGTGGAACGGGTTGTCGGGTGTGAGCGCCGTCCGGCCCGAAAGGTGCATCGCACAACGCCTGCGGTCCTTCGCATCGCTCGGTATGTTCAGTACCCGGTACGGCTCATCGATGCCGATCGCGGGGTTCGCCGGATGAACAGTGACGTCCTCGATCCACTCCCCGTGCTGCTTGAACAGGAACGGCACACCGACCGCAGTGCACTGGTCACGCAGCGACCGCGCCCAGTCCGGGTGCATCGGCCGCGCGCCCGGCCCGGACTCGCCGCCAACGATCACCCAGTCGATACCAGTCAGGTCAAGGTCGCCGATCGGGCCGAGAAGTGGCTCGCATGAGAAGAACCGAACGGCTGCCGGGGTTTCGCGTAGGGCGTCGCCGCGGATCTTGGCCCACAGCGCGTTCTCAGCGCTCACTCCGAGCCACACGTTCGGCAGCGGCCAGTAAGGCATGTACCTGCCACCTCGGTCGCCGTGATCTTCAGCGAGTGCGGCCGTCTGGCAAAGGACTTCGGTTCGGAAGTAGTCGGCGGTCAGCAGTGACCGCATCCGGCCGTGGCGCTTCGTCAACAGCTGGAATGTGTGCTGGGGCGCCGAAGCCATGACGGCGAACACCTTGGCGATGTACTCGTCGGGCACCTGGTCGTGGAACAGGTCGGACATGCTGTTGACGAAGATCTTTCGCGGCTTCTTCCACCGCAACGGCTGGTCGCGTTTGTCGGGCCGGAGCTGCACGTCGAACCCTCGCTCGAAGTAGTGGCCGGGTGTGCCGCGCCAGCGTTCGGCGAATGTCTTGGCGTAGCAATGGGTGCAACCATCTGACACCTCGGTGCACCCGGTCACGGGATTCCAAGTGGCGTCGGTCCATTCGATGTCCGTCTTGTCGCTCATGCAGATGTCTCCTCGATGTCGACGACGTGCCCCGACCGGTGCTCGTGCATGCTGATCGCCATCTCCAACTGGCGGCCAGTGAGGTTCCATGTGCGCGTGCAGCCCGAGCAGCGCGCGGTGATCGCGGGCAGTCGAGGCGTGGGCTTGGGTGCTGCTGGTGGCTCCGGCGCAGCGACAGGGGCCGCGGCGACGTCGTCTGGATGCAGCCGCGCTGGCGGATCGGTCTCGGCGAGCATCTCGGACTTCGGCTCTCCAGGCAGGCGCAGAGGCTTCGCGGAGACCACCTTGTCGAAGCAGCCCTCGACGATCTCACGGACGGTGCGCTCGGCGGTGCGGATCGGGCTCTCGGCGGGCTTGTCGGCCACGGGGTTCGGCAGCGGCTTGCGATTGCCTGGGCATTTCGTCGAGGCCGATGGTGCGCACCGCCAGCCGGTCGCCGAATCGTCGTCGGGGTCCTTGTCGGTCGGAACGAACCGCCGTGTGCCGACCCGACCGCACAGGTCGCACTTTCGCTGCACAGCGTCCTGTGACCGCGACGAGTTATAGCCGCCGAGTTGCACGGCTGCGAACAGGCTGGGATCTTTGCGACCAGTCATCCACCCAGACAGGCAGATTGCCGAGCAGAAGTGCTTCTCGCAGTCGGGTGTGGTGGCCGTGATGCGGATCAGCTCACCGATGGGCGCGGTGCACTGGTCGCAGGAGTAGCTGACGGTGATCATTGGTCGGCCTCGGGGGTGTAGATCAGCAGGGCAGGGAGTGAGATCAGGGATGCGTCTCGTCCGCCCCCGCTGATGGATGCGGGCCACCAGGCGCCCGCGGCGTCTTTGTGCCAGGGCATCCCGGTGCGACCGCGCACGACCGAATCCGGCGGCAACACGTCGAGCTGCTCCACGGTGTCGATGCGGGGATGCAGCGCGGCATCGATCTTTGTCGCGGTCTCCCGGGGCCAGTGCGCCGGATGATCTGCCATATACACACTGGCACGCAGGATCTGGGCAATACGGTCGACGTTGCTCACCATCGCCCCCAAGCGCTTCGTCGGGTGCGGCGCCGGTTGCGGTACCAGCACATGGATTCGGCGGTCATGACGACACCTGCGCAGGCTCCTTGGCCTGGGCCACAAGTTCCGCGACCGCGGGATCGGAGTGGCGCCGGTTGTAGCAAGAGCGGCACAGGCCATGGGACCCGTGGATGCGATACCCGTCGGGGACGAGTGCGGCCGGCCAGGTGCGCGACGCAGGAACCATTGGGGTGCCGCACAGGAAGCATGGGTCACCGACGCGTACGTGCGCTTCGTGAAGCCATCGAGCACTCATAGCAGTGTCAGCTCCGTCTGGTCGTCGAACTTCAGCGCGATTCGCTCAGCGACGTGCTGCTCCCATTCCTCGCGGATGCCCCGGAACCCGCAGGCGCAGCGGAAGACGACGGGTGATCGCCAGTCCTCGAGGCCGGCTTCGTGGTCGTCGAACGCGGCGATGATCTCGCCGATGTTCTCGCGGAGGAACTGGCGCAGCGTGGTGGTGGCGGGTGCTGGAGACTCCGTGCTGAATCGCTCGAGTGCCTTCGCTAGATCCTGTCCGGCCAGCATGCCGAGTTCGGCAGCGCGGTTGATCGAGTCGTGGTCGACGCTCATCACCCACGCACCCTGCAGACCGGCCACTCGTCCTCCGGCTCAGCCGCCGCGACATCCACGTCCCCGAACCCGCCGCGCATGTTCGCCGCGCACCGTGGACACACCCAATCCCCCGAGGGTTGGGTGGCCACGAGTGCTTGCTGGCCGCAGTCGCATTGGGCGATCCAGCCGAGGATGGACGGGGCGGTCATCGGTCAGCCTCCAGCGCGGCGAGCGTTGAGCACTCATCTCCGCAACCTGCTACACACGTGTACTCGTCGCAGATGTCGATGACTGGATAGTGCAGTGCCCTTACCCGTTCGACGATCGCCCGTAGGCGTTCGACTTCGGCGTTGGCAGCGTCACGTTCAGCCCACGCCTGGTCCCGTTGTTCGCGATACACCGAATCGGGGTCGATGATGTCGGTGATCTTCCGAAGGTCCTCGATCTCGGCGACCAGTTCGGGCACGAGAGTGCGTGCCTGGGCGATGAACTCGGCGTTGTTCGGCAAGCAGTTGGCGACAACCTCGGGCAAGGTCGTCGTCGTCACCACACGCTGCCCCTGCTCCGACCAGTGGCGGACGAAGCGGGTGCTCGACCACGGCCCCTCGGTAGCGCCTTCCAGCGCGGCGTTGGCGCGCTCCACTACGTCGCTCATGACTCACCACATCCGGCGTCGCCGAACTCTGTCCACGGGATGAACCGCTCGACCTCGACCTGGCCATCGGTCGATGCGGCGACCCGGTCGAGTTCCTCGTACGTCTCGGCGCTCCAGGTGTCAATCAGTCGACGGCACCAGAACCCCCAGGTACGCACCCGTCGGCCGGTGATGATCAACGTCCAGCACGGCTTCTCGTTCCACTGGTCCCGCTCGAAATTCCATGTGTCGCGCCAGCACAGCGATACGCGATGGCGAGCTGTTGCCCGCCGCAACGCCAGAGACCCACGTCGCCGCAGCTTCTCGCCGTGCTGGGTGACTTCGACATACTCGCCTTTGAGGATCAGCGACACGAACCACCAGGGGTGATCGTGCAGCGCCCGGTCGTCGTCGCTGCGGAGGAACTTGTGCAGGTAGACGTTCAGCACCGGGTTGCGCGGAATGATGTACCAGCGCAACAGGTACGGGTCATCCAGCCCGCCGATCACCTGGTGTGGGCGGCCGGACAGTAGGCGACGGAACCACTCGCGGTTCGTTGGCATCATGCTCGTGGCGCTCACGGTTCCGGCACCTCCGCGTCCAACTCGGCCAGGATGTCTACGACGAGTTTCGTTTCAGCCCAGCGTCGGATCTGGTCGAGAGCGGTCATGCTGTCGCCTCGAATAAGTCCGGATGCTGGTGCGCCATGTGGCGTTCGACGTTGACGAAGTGCCGGTTGCAGCAAGGGCATACACCGTTGGCAACGCGCTTCTTCGTCTTGGTGAGCTGGCCCTTGGTGGCGGCATGCGCTTTGCGCTCATTGGCCAGGCGGCGCTGCTCGGTGCGGATATCAGCCTCGCGGGCCTCGACCTGGCGCTGCAGCCTCTCGGCCCGTTCCTCGGCCTTCTGCAGCTCGGTCTTGCCCTGGTAGCTCATCGAGTGACCGTTGGGGCAGTAGAAGCTCTGGTGATCCTCGCGACGCCGAGAGTCGAACCCGTCCTCGACTGCGAACGAGACACCGCAGCCGTGCATGGCGCAGGTGTGCGTGACGAACGATGTCATCACCTGGATGTTCTGCATCACTCGCCACCGTCCGAAAACGCAGGCCCACCGTCGAACTCGACGCCCGCAGCGTCGGCCAGCTCCTCGCCGAGCAGGTCGTCCGCGATGTCGCCCATGGTCTCGGGCTCGCCGTCGTCACCGAAGAGCGGCGGCTGGTCCTTGGCGGCCTCAGCTTCGGCTTCGGCGTCGAGTTCGGCTTGGGTCTTGACTGGCTCGGGGTCCGGCGGCTCCTGCTCTCCGATGGGCCACATCTTGACGCAGTGCATCGTGCGCTCGTGACGGACTTTGCCGTCAGCCATGTCTTTCTCGTTCTTGCCCTTGCAGACGAGCTTCACGCAGTAGAGCCGCTCATCGCCGCGCTCGGGCGGCGTCTCTACCGCGTATGGCGAGGTGCCGAGTTTCAGGTAAGCGGCTGGCGGTGGCCCACCGAGCAGGTCGTCAGGCAGATCGTCGAGCTGGTTGGTGGTGGGAACGTCGGCGGGGGCTTTGCGATCCTCGATGAGTGCCATGCTGGATTCCTTTCGGCTGGTTTACTTCTGGGCTTCTAGTTCGAGTTCGGCGAGAAGGCTGGTGCGGTCGGCGTCGCTCAGATCGGCTGGGCTGTCGACCGGCTCGCCCTTCCATGCCGACAGCCAGTCCTGCTGCGCGGTCAGGTCGTCGCCGATGAGCTTGGCCAGTGCCGCGTTGATGGCCGCGATCTGGTCGACGGGCTCGGGTGCAGTGGCGGGCTGGCTCTTGATGGCCGTCTGCCGCTCGCTCCACGCGGTCTGCAGCTGCTTGCGACGGCCGCCCAGATCCCACGCTTTGAGGTCTGCGGCCACGGCGTTCAGCTCGTCGAGGGTGGCGGCGCTGGCGATGCGCTGCTCGAACTCGGTGGCCTTCTCTGTGGTGATTGCCTGTGGACCATCGGGTAGCGGCTCTACGACGAACGGTGCTCGCCGGCCCCGGGTCACAGTCAGCGCCAACTGCAGCTTGCTCGGGATGTGCGAGAGCGCGCTGATGCGAATGCCACCCACCTTGTCCTTGCCGAACGTGATCTCGGGATCGCGGTAGATGGTCAGGCGGCGGCCGACGTAGACCGATGCGTCAGGTCCCCAGGCTGCGACGAGGACGCGGCGCATCGTCTTGCTCGGCTTGTACGGACGACCGGGCCCGAACTCGGCGGTGACGATGTTGACCGGCTGCTCGTCGGTGCCGCGCTTGACGTCGGTGATCGTGACCGTGCGCGGGCCGGTGAGCAGGTCCTCGGCGTTGAGCTGATCACTGCGTGGCGCAATGGATTCGGTCATGTCGAATGCTTCGGACATCTCAGATAACCCTGATCTCTTGGAATACGGATCGCTCGGTCTCGTGCAGGTCGACGATGGACTGCTGGTAGGTGGCGATCATCTCGGCGGCGTTGTTCTCGAACGCCTCGACGGCGGCCACGATGGCGTCGAACCACTTCTGTTGTGGGTAAACGCGATACGGCCACAGCGGCATACCGGCGCAGTAGCTGACGTAGTCGATCCACTTGCGCCCCGACACCAGCAGTCCACATTGCAGCTGGGCCATGTTCTCGATGGGCGGCTCGCCGGACACGATGGTGGTCAGCTGCACCTTGGACCGGCGCGACTTGATCTCGATCAGGCCGTCGTCACCCACCAAACCGTCTGGGGAGTAACCGATTTTGAATCCCCAGCGGTCCTCGACCATGAATCCCGACTCGGTGACGGGCGCGTAGTGCTCGGAGTACTTCGCCCGGACAATGGGCTCGTCGTCCATGCCGCGCATCATGTCGTCGCTGATGAACGTCGGGTCGGTCCAGCCGGTGATGCGTTCGGCCGTGAGCAGCGCCGTAAGACCGCGTGCGACGTCGCCGGTCGCGGGCTCGATCACTGTGTCGGACTGCCGCTTTGCATAGTCCGCACGCTCGGTGTGCGGATTCTTGATGACCGCGCCAGCCTTGACCTTGCTGCGGCACGGCTCCAGTGGCTGCGCATCGCATGCCGGGCACTGGTAGTCGATGGCGCCGAGCTTGCGGGTCGCGATGAGCTGGCCGACGACCGACGCGGTGACGATGCCACGGCGCTTGTCCAGCCACTCGTCGGTACCCTGCACGAGGTCGGGGAAGGTATGCAGGGTCATGCCGCCCCCTCGCGCTGCACGGCACCGACGACGACGCGTGAGGTCGCAACCAGGGCGTCGATGACCGCCGTCGAGCCAGGAGACGACCGGTGACCCACGAGTGCGTGGTCAACGGCGCCGACGGAAGCCTCGAGCCCGGTGACGAGTCCGAGCGAATACGCCTGACGCTCAGCCTCGGTCATGTCGGCCGTGTGCTCACGGATGGTGCTCTCGACGTTCTCAATCACGCGTCCCACCTCGCATCCTCCCGATCGCCGCACATCCCGTAGCTGGCCCGCGACTCGCATTCGGTTACGGCGCGCTCCATCTCGTTCATCGAGGACATAGCCCGGCGGTACTCGGCGCGTTCGGCGGCGTAGACCTCGTTCATGCGCACACCTCCGCATCCCGCATCCGCTGTGAGTTCTCGCGCCAGTGCAGCCGCCGTGCCTCGCGGGCATGCTCTTTCGAGCAGTAGCGCTGCTTGTGGTGGTCCGCTTTGAACTCCGAACCGCACCAGGCGCACGTCGCGGCCGGGCGATCGTTCAGCCGCGCGCAGGTGCGCGAGCAGAACGTCTGCGACTGATACTGCGGCTCGAATGGCTGGTCGCAGTGCCCGCAGTCGACCGGCTGCGGCGCTGGCTTGATGAACGGCTTGACGGTCTCGCCGCGCTTGAGGCGACGGCGCTCACGCTCGGAATGGCCACCCCAGATGCCGAACCGCTCATCGTGATCCAGCACGTAGGCGAGGCACTGCTCGCGCACCGGGCAGCTGGTCCAGCAGATACCCTTGGCTTCCCTTGTCGAGCCGCCTTTTTCGGGATACCAGGCTTCGGGGTCCGCTTGGGAGCATGGGCCGCTCATCATCCACTCGGGCGGCGCGACGGGAAGCTCGATGGTCATGCGCTCACCCGCCGATCAGATTCCTCGCGAGCGAACCGGTAGGCGATGATGCAGCGTCCGCACGGCGGCTGGTCATTGCGCAGATGCCGGTCGTATCCGCCTGGTGTGCCGCACGGCTGCTCGTCGATGTAGGGCAGCGAGGGTGATGGGCCGACCGACTTGCGCATGTGCGGATCGCCAGCCCACACGCCTCGGTACTCGCCCCGGCCGCGTGTGCCGCACTGTGCAGCGACGGGGCAGCCCGCGCAGATCTGTTGGGCCAGTGCGCGCTTCGTCCCCTGAAACCAGATCTCGGGGTCGCGGCCGACGCACGCCGCCTGGTCCATCCATCCGAAGTCGAGGACGCTCATCGCGCACCGCCTTGCTCCTGCAACCACGCGACGATCTGGTTCGCGAAGTCGACCGTTGGATCGCCGGATGTGAACGGTGTGCAGAGCTGGGCCACGATCACGCCGCCCCACTCGGTCACGCCGAACTGAGCGGCCTTGTCGCGCAATTCCTTCAGTAGCGCCTCCGCTTGCGCGCGGGTCTCGAAGATCTCCGGCTTGGGTGACTGCGGCGGCGCTGACGACAACGAACCGGTCTCCAGGAATCCAAAGAATCCCATCATGTCGCGCATTGGGCTCGGTACCGAATAGTCTTCGGCGGGCGAGCTTTTGGCCGGAGCCGCCTTGGCATACAGGTCACCATTCGGCATGCGGATGGCGTACCGCACCGAGAAGCCGGGGAGCGTCGACCAGTGGCGTTCGAGGGTGCTCATCAGACGATCCCCACATTTGCGTTGAACCGCGGGCAGAACGCTGCGGTGGACGCGCCGACGAAGAACGCTGAAGTCATCTCGTCGAGCTGCGAGTTGCCCCAGACCCAGTTGTAGGCCTCAAACCTGTTGTGCCCCTCGGCGAGATACGCGCACACCTCGCGACCGGCCCCTATGGCGGTCTTCGCGTCGGGGAAGGTGATGCCAGCCTCGGAGATGACGATCAGGAACGCGTCGCTGCTCGTGTCGGCGTGGGCTTCTGGCGCCGCGAGCCCGGGGAACAGGATGCCGCAGAAGATCAAGATGGGCGCGAACACCCAATCGCGCAGACGATGCTTCTCGCCGCGCTCGGGCTGATGCTTGGCCGCGTCGGCCGCGAGCTGGCGCGTGTCCTCGGGTGACCAGATGGGTCTCATCGGGCCGACCGGCCGTAGGATTGGTGTGGACATGGGAACCCTTCTTTCCTGTGTTGGGCCCCGCCCCGGCGCGCACCGGGGTGCGGGCCGTTACTTTTTGGTGATCGTGTAGTCGCTGAGCAGGTCGGTGGCGATCTCGTCGCAGACGTCGGCCATGCGAGGCGCGCGGTCGTTGCGGCGGATGATGCACATGTTCGCGATGGCGTAGATGTGCGCCGACAGATCCTCTTGCGAAACAGGTCTTTCCGGGGGCGGCGCGGACCGCAAGTAGCGGTCATCGGTCTGGCATTCGCACGACAGATCGGTGCATTTGAATACTGGCTCGTCGCTGGGTTCCCCCGGGGAGGGCTCGGCGGCGAGGGGTCCGCTGCTCACCTCCCCGGGGGCGTCCGCGTGCTGCGTCCCCTCAGCACGCGACGGCTCGGCGATTGCCTTGCTGTTGCGGTCGGCGATTATCGAGCGCACCGCGGCCAGTTCGTCATCGGTCAGCCGCGGTTCGGGAATGCGCACGTACAGGCTCTGGTCGTCCAACAGGTTCGGCGGCGGCGTGTGGTCCATCGGGCACAACGTCTTGGCGGCCAGGTCGACGGCGTCACCGACCATCGCGGCAACATCCCAAGATGCGATGGCGAAGACGACGGACCAGGGCGACGGGAGCGGCCTCACAGCCCGCACGCTTTCGCCACAGCCTCGGCGAACGTGTCGGCCTGAGCGTCCAGTTCGGCCTCAAGCTCCTCGACGCGGGTCTTGAGCTCGTGGTTCTCCTCGCGCAGGCGGGCCAGATCGGCGGCCTGCGATTCGGCATCGGTGACGCGCTGGGTTGCTTCGTTGAGCGCAGAGAAGAACGCAGACGGACGCGCGGCCTTCTCGCCGGTCAGCATGCAGACGGTGCGGGTCTTCGGCGCGGAGGTGGTCATGACCGCACCGCCAAGCCGTCGAGCTGGCCCTGCAGGTCGGCGATCTCGTCACGCAGCTCGTCGACGATGGAGAGGGCTTCGTCGCGCTGCTGCTCGGCTGTCGTCGCCGCCTGGATGTAGTGCCGGAACTCGCGCGACTGGGCGGCCACGGCGTCGGCCAGCCACGCATACAGGCAGCCGAGGTTGTCGAGCTGCGTGCGGGCGTCTTCGTCGGCGCGCTGGTAGCAGTCGGAGAGGTAGCCGTTGACGCACTGGAGGGTGCGGGTGGCGTAGGACTCGTCGCTCAT